TCAAATCATTCTCGCAAATTGCCACCAAATCATAATATAAGTATGAGCAAGGCCCTTAGACTTAATAGGGAATTGGCTTCAAATCATAATATAAGTATGAGCAAGGCCCATAGGCAGAAAAATTTTTTGGCTTCAAATCATAATATAAGTATGAGCAAGGCCCAGAGGCAGAAAAATTTTTTGGCTTCAAATCATTCTCGCAAATTGGCTGACAAATCATAATATAAGTATGAGCAAGGCCCATAGGCTCATAAATTCTCGCAAATTGGCTGACAAATCATAATATAAGTATGAGCAAGGCCCATAGGCAGAAAAATTTTTTGGCTGACAAATCATAATATAAGTATGAGCAAGGCCCAGAGGCTCATAAATTCTCATTCTCACATACATTCTCGCAAACTGGCTGACAAATCATAATATAAGTATGAGCAAGGCCCTTAGACTTAATAGGGAATTGGCTTCAAATCATTCTCGCAAATTGGCTAACAAATCATAATATAAGTATGAGCAAGGCCCAGAGGCTCATAAATTCTCATTCTCGCATACATTCTCGCAAATATCTATCTAGGCCCTTAGACTTAATAGGGAATTGGCTTCAAATCATTCTCGCAAATTGCCACCAAATCATAATATAAGTATGAGCAAGGCCCAGAGGCTCATAAATTCTCGCAAACTGGCTGACAAATCAAAATTCGCAAAGGCCATTATTCAGGCATTCTTGCAAATTGCCACCAAATCAAAATTCGCAAAGGCCATTATTCAGGCATTCTTGCAAAAAGGCCGTAAACAATAGAAACAATAGAAACAATCAATTGTTTCTTGATAAGTGATTGATTTTCAATGAGTTAGATATATTATAAACAAATAAACAATAAGAATTATAAAACACTTAAATAGAATTGTAAGTAGTGAATAGTGATATGATATAGGTAATCACTTAACATATCACATATTAAGCATAGAGTAAGTTATATAGAGCAATTGAATATTTATGTCACATAGATTCTTTTCACTAATGCATTTTTTATAAGTGATTGATTTTCAATTAGTTATATTCAGTGAAATAAAAACTATATTGTTTACAGACTTAGTTCTATTTCACTGAATAACTAGTGAAACGTGAAACGTTACAAACTATTTTCCATATTGGTGAATCAATTCACTGATATAAAAAATGTTAATTTCTCATTTTCTGTGTAATTTTTATTCCACAAGAATTTTCACCTATCAGTTTTTATTAGTATATTTGCAAAGTAATAAAAAACTATATTTATGATACGCATAGGTAAATACAAGTATTTGGTAGATTTACAAGAAAATGCCAACTTACAGTCTACAAGTGCATTTTTCATACTTGAATTTGAGTATGATAATAAAGTATACATAGGCTGGACAGGAGAAACAAAAGCTTTCACTGTAAAAAACAAAATAGAAGTACTTATAAGTAATGCATTTCGTAACGCTATTTGGCCAAACAAAAATAATCCAGACTTAATAAAAGCCGTAACTGAAAGCAAATATATAACGGTGTCAACAGAAGAAATTCCTATGAACCTAGACTTGATAAGCATATACCTAAGAATGTATGAATTGATAGATGAATATATGGCTTATGCTCCCTATGGCCACAACATAATAAATAGCTTAAATAAATGTGCAGCAGAAAAAGCCGTCATACCAGGATATGCAGCAAAATGGGGAATACCAGAAACCACATATAGAGCTGGTACAAATAGCGTCCGTAGCTATCCGCATAGAGCCGTTTATCAATATAAACAAGTGACTGATAATCTATATAAGCTCTATAAAAAATGGGACTCCATAAGAGAGTATATAGAAAGTGTGGCTCCAATGAAAATAAACCCAAGCGCGATATATATGTGTTGCAATGGCCAACGTAGAATTGCTTATGGCTGTATATGGAAATTTGATGGAACAGAGGAAATAATCGAAATAGCCCCAGATATGAGAAAAGTAAAAACTAAAGAGGCTGCTAACATAAGATGCAGAAAATAGAGTAGCTAAGTTTATGGCCAAACAAGCCAAGATAGCAAATAAGTTAGAAACTGGTAAATCAAGAATACTCAAATAATATGAAAACAGATAAAATAGCACAGAAATTAGCAGATATATTGCCAAACAGGCCAATAGTTCCTGGGATGTCTAATCCAGATGCATCTAAGCTTGTAGAACAAGAGGCCACACGTATTAAGGCAAAGCAAGATGCAAAAGAATTGGCTCGTATTAAATATCTTGAAAAGCAGAAACTTAAAAATCTTCAAGCTAAACAAGAAAAACGCCAATCATTAGCAGAAGAACTCGGCGTAGAAGAAATACCAGATGGCCAAACTGAACTTCAAGCTAAACGTATCGTAGAACAGCAAAAACGAGTTGAGGCTATTGAGGCACTTGAGGCTCAGACTGTAGAGCCACTTAAAGCGACTGAGTTAGCAGAACGCCATGACTCGGGCAGAGGTTCATATTCATCAGCTATACGCTCAGCACTTCAGTTACAAGGAGCATCAAGACCTGAAATAACAAAACTTCTTACTAGCCTTAATATCAATTTAAGTGTTCAACTTACAAAGCAAGACACGGCTAACTTATTGGCTTGTCTATTAACGTGCAATGAGGCACAACTCGCGGCTCTGTATAACAATAAAAAGATACCAATTGTTATCAAAACAGTTATAAAACGTTTACAAGAAGATGCAAAACTTGGCAATATAGAAACGGTTGAGAAGCTTTGGGACCGTGTGTTTGGAAAAGGTCAAATGCAGCTTAATCTACCCGAGCAGCAACAGCTCCAAACAGGCATTATTCCTAATGTGCCTGTAAGTCGTGAAGCGTATCTGATTATACGTGAAAACTTAATAAAGTAAAATAAAGATGGATAAGCGAATAGAAAGAATGATTGAAAGAGAAAAAGCTCTTTCACATGAATACCTTACTAAAGTTCTTGAGTATGAACCAGAATCAGGAACATTTATATGGAAAATAAGAGCATCTAGAGCTGTAAAGCCTGGAGATATAGCAGGTTCCTTAAATAAAAATGGATATTTGCTTATAAAAGTAGGAAAATATATCTATAGAGCTCATAGGCTTGCATGGTTTTATTTTTATGGGCAATGGCCACCAATTGAAGCATACCAAATAGACCATATAGATGGCAATAAGCTTAATAATGCTATAAAAAACTTAAGAGCTGTATCAAATGCTAAAAATACAAGAAACCATAAGTTATATAGCCATAATACATCAGGAATTAGTGGTGTCAGCTTTGCTGAGGCTAATAATAAATGGAAAGCTACTATAAAATATAATAGCAAAAATATACATCTAGGCTATTATGCAAAGTTTGAAGATGCTGTAAAAGCAAGAGAAATAGCAGAAAAAGAATTAGGATATACTACGAAAAAAGAAATATAAGCATGAAGTCACTTAAAGAAATGCAAGAAACAGCATTAGATGCCACGAAGCCCGGAACCGTAAATCCTAAGGAGCTCCTTCAGCTTGAATTGCTGACTTCTTTTGAGAAATATACCAAAGCAATGTTTAAGGCTCAGTACCATCGTTCATTCATAGTTGCAGAGCATCATAAGAAGATGTTTAAGGCATTACAAGATGTTGTCGATGGCGGATGCAAACGGCTTATAATTAACATTGCTCCTCGATATGGTAAATGCCATTGCCTATCAGATGAAGTATTTACATATGAAGGCCTTAAACAAGTAAAAGATATAAAGCCAGGAGACTTTGTATATTCATTTAGAGATGGAAAAGTGGCTCTCAACAGAGTGTTAGCTACTGAGCCAGCGTATAAAGATACATATACTATACGAATGAGGTCAGGAAGAACAATAACTGCAAGCTATGACCACCCAGTTCTTACACCTTTTGGCTATACAGAGCTCAAAGACCTTAAAATAGGTGATAGAATACAGACCTTATGTGCAGAGATTGATACAGAATATGAAATAAACGATGACGAATTGCTTTTGGCCACTTTACTTATATTTGAAGGTAAATGTGGAGATGCGAATATTGCATTTGCTAACATGGACCAAAAAGTAATTAGCATCGCTAAAAAAGCAGTCGCACACTTTGGATGTGAGGTAAAGCAGTATAAAGGAGCAAAATCATTTGAGTACTGGATAACAGGTGGATATTCAGGTGGAGTTTGCCAAATGCTTGTAAAAAATGGCCTTTTTGGTCATAGAGCTTATGATAAGCGAATACCAAGAAACTGGTTTGGCTTATCTATGAGGCAAAAATACATGTTTATAGACATGATGATAGCTACAGATGGGGCTATAGATACTCGGTCAGGGCAAATCATAATTGGTTTAGCTAATAAAGGCCTTATTCAGGATATACAACATCTATTATCAACAATGGGAGTAGCATCTACATATACATATAGAGACAATGAGCATGCTGGAGTATGGGTTTTAGCTATACCGAGACAATTTGCACAAAAGCTTTATCCGCATCTTACTTTTTATGGAAAAGCAGATACTGCAAAGGCTATATTTGCTAAGCCAGCTAAATCTAATATATATACATATCCGTACAACATTATAAGAAAGGAAAAGCTTACTTATAAAACTATGCATGGGCCGATTAGGTGCTCTTCTAATAAGAACATAGCAAGAGAGAAGTTTGAAAGGCTAGCAGCTTTATATCCGCAACTAAACAAATATTTATGTGATGATTTTTATTTAGATGAAGTCGTAGATATAGAATTTTCTGGTATGCAAGAGCTTAGGCATCTTGAAGTAGAAAATGACCATAACTTCATAGCCAATGGGCTCGTGTCACATAATACAGAATTAGTCATTAAGTCGTTTATAAGTTGGTGCTTTGCCTTAAATCCTAAGTGCCGATTTTTGCATCTATCTTACTCAGATATACTTGTGAATGATAATTCTGAAACAATCCGAAATATCATGCAGGAAGAGCTTTATAAGACTCTTTTTCCTAATTCGGCTCTTGCATCTGAGAAAGGCTCGGCTAAAAGATGGAAAACCAAGGCCGGAGGTGAGCTTTATGCAGTATCAACTCAAGGTCAGGTAACAGGTTTTGGAGCTGGTAATGTAGATATTGACCCAGATATTGATAAAATGGACGGAGGCAATGATATATTCACATTTGATGACCATACAAACGAGATGCTTGATATGATAGGAGCTACAACAAACATTTTCCAAGGCGCGATTGTAATCGATGACCCAATTAAGCCAGAAGATGCTGAGTCAGATATTGTTCGCGAGCGCATCAACATGCGATTTGAGAACACAATTCGTAACCGTACTAACTCGCGTAACACTCCAATCATTATAATAATGCAAAGGCTGCATGAACATGACCTTTGTGGCTATTTACAAGAGATAGAGCCAGACGAATGGACTGTTTTATCACTTCCAGTTATACAAGTAGACCCAGAAACTGGAGAAGAACATGCACTTTGGCCAATGAAGCATACGCTTGAAGAGCTTTATAAGATGCGTGAGATAAATCCGCTTGTATTCGATACACAGTACATGCAGGACCCAACACCAAAAGAGGGTCTTATGTATGAAGGATTTAGAACCTATAAGATAGAAGAGCTTCCAACAGGCACAAAAGCACTTCAAAAGTGGAATTATACTGATACAGCTGACACTGGAGCTGATGATTTATGCTCAATTTGCTTTATAAATACGCCTGAATACTGCTATATAACTGATATTTTGTTTACAGATGCACCTATGGAGGTCACAGAGCCAAAACAAGCTGAAATGTTGACCAAAAATGGCACGGTTGAGGCCTTAATTGAGTCAAATAATGGAGGCCGTGGCTATTCACGTAATGTAAAGCGCATATTAAGAGTTGATTTGCGTAATTTCAGGTGCGCTATTAAAACATTTACACAGACAGAGAACAAAAAGGCACGCATTTATACAGCTTCTGCTAATGTTCAGAGTGATATTTTGTTTCCGGAAGGCTGGGAGAGGAAATGGCCTAAGTTTTATAAGGCTCTTATGTCATATCGTAAAGATAATAAGAAGAGAAACCAGCATGATGATGCTCCAGATTGCTTAACAGGAGTATATGAAATGCATGCAAGAAAAGGTGGACGTAAAAAAATACACTTAAGAAACTAGTATGGAAAAGATGATAAGCCCGAATGGAGTTAAGGCAAACATGTGTTGTGCAAGCTGTTTATATAATAAATGGCTATATTACACTGGAGCGCCTAAAGTTACAAGATGGTGTGCTAAAAAAGATAAAGCCATAATTAACGGCAGAAATAAGTGTAGCTATTATGTAATGGATGAATTTTTCCAAAAAAGAGGCTATAAAGTGATAAAAGATTAAATTCTCGCATTATTCTCGTAATTTCTAGGCTTTCTAATTATATATGAATGACTAAATTATAAGCCTTGAATAAATATAATGCGAGAATATGAGATAAAAAATACCTCTATAAAAAATGTTAAAAGCGGTACAGCTTATAAAGAAATTTAGTATATTTGCACTGTGGAGAAGTCAATTCGATGCAAGTTAAGGGTAGCTGCTCGGTAGTATTAATATTAAAAACATAAATAATATGGGATTAAACTGTGGATGCCCTGCCGGTGCTCATATCGCCGACCTTGAGATTGCTGAATGCAAGGAGAGTATGGGGCAAGTTCAAAAAGTTGCATTCCAGCGCATCTATAAGACAGCTGGAACGGAGAACTCTGTCACTGACCCGACTAAGAAAGCATCGTTTTCTACCTTGTTTTCTGCGGCTGATGGTTCTAAGATGACAGTTTCTCCGTATATTCAAGGACCTACTTCTGAGCCTGGCGCAGCTCGTACATTCGGCGGTGGTAACCAGACACTTGGAGGTATTGAGATTACAATTGGCCATGAGCCGACAACGTTCTCTGCCACTATCTATCAGGAAAGTCAGAAGACAATTGCACAGCTGAAACAGTACATGTGTGAAGAGATTGGTGTTTGGCTGATTGATGAAAATGGTAATATCGGCTGTTTGGTAAATGACCTTGATAAGCCTACTAAGTACATGCCTATTCCTATTTGCAGCTTCTTTGTAGGTGATAAGAAGCTTGGTGGTTTTGAAGAGCCTGATAGCAATGCTATTAGCTGGTCTTTTGTTCCTAACTGGAGTGATAAGTTCTACATTATCAAACGTGAAACTTTGGACTTTAATCCTCTCACTGATTGGGTTAACGTAGCTTCCACTGGAGCTTAAAAAATTTCAGCTATGAGTGTAAGAAAGAAAAAAGAACAAACGGTAACGCTGGTTGTGCCTAAGCATAATATCAAGCAAGAGTTCGGCCTTCAACACGCAGAACGATTGCTTGATATGGGCCCAGCCTTAAACGGCGGATGGGAGTTACCGAAAGATAGCAATTATTATTACGACGAAGAAAATGGGCTTAGAGTTAAATCAGATAAAGCAAATTCTGCAAAAACCGACTAAACGTCAGACTATTCAGAAAGCTGTAAATACGCAGCGTCGTCTTAGGTTCCATACTGAGACGAATGTTGCTGTATCTGATATTAACCAACCTACGACTATATTCCTTGATTGGGTAAGACAGTTGCTTCCGAAGGATAAATTCAACATATTCCTTCATCTGTTCAAATTTCCGTTGCCCACACCTGCTGTAGTTGAGGACGTCTATAGAGAACTCGAAAGAGTTTTCTATAGCCGTAACTCATCTAGTTCATACCAATTTACAGACTCAGAGCTTGCAGAGGATTGGTCTCAGTATAAAAAGAATAACCTCAATGAGCCAGAGGTATGGAAGACAATGGGATGGAAGCGAATGCAGGTGTCACCCAATAGTATTTTAGTAATTGACCTTCCTCAAGTACAAATATCTTTGCGCCCAGAGCCATATTTTTATTGGCTTGAGATTGATGCTGTAATCGATTACCAGACTTCTAAACTTGATGAAAATCAGTTTGAGTGGCTTATTTTCAAACAGCCGGAACATCGAATAGCTGTATTTGATGATACTTCTATAAGAGTATATCAGCTGAATGAGAAAAATGAAATTCAGTCACTTATTTCAGAGGCAAAGCACGATTTAGGATATTGCCTAGCTCGGTTCTTTTGGTCAACACAACTCAATGAGAAAAATAAAGACCTTAAGAAAAATCCAATTACAAAAGAGCTGTCAAATCTTGATTGGTATTTGTTCTTCTCTATTTCGAAGCAGCATTTAGACTTGTATGCACCTTATCCTATATATAGTGCGTATGAAGCTGATTGTAATTTTGAGAATAATGAGACTGGTGATTACTGCGATGGAGGTTTTCTACGCAATGCAAAAGGCGAGTATAAAATTCTCAATGATGGAACAGTTGAAAAGTGTCCTTGCTGTAGCGAAAAGCGTATAGCTGGTCCTGGTTCATTCTTAGAAGTTCCTATACCAAATCAATCTGAAGGTGTCGCAGATATGCGTAATCCTGTTCAGATAACTACTACCGATAAAGACTCACTTGACTATAATGTCAATGAGTGTGCAAGGCTTAAAAATGAAATTGTAATTTCTGTTGTTGGTTCAGGTGGTACTGTAAGTGAAAAAGAAGCTATCAATGAAACTCAGGTAACTGCTAACTTTGAAAGCAAAACCTCAGTTCTCAATGCCTTAAAGACTAACTTTGAATTGGCACAGAAATTTGTCGAAGATACTGTTTGCAAACTCAGATATGGAGGTGCTTTCATATCATCTTCTGTAAACTGGGGTACAGAGTTTTACGTTTTCACAGTAACAGAGCTATATTCTAAGTACAAACAAGCAAAGGAGAATGGCGCGTCTAACTCAGAACTAGATGCTATATCGCAACAAATTCTTGAGGTTGAGTATCGTAATAATCCTTTGGTACTTCAGAGAATGCTTATCTTAAAGCAATTGGAGCCATATCCACATAAAACGCTGGATGAAGTGCTAAAATTGTATGAAAAAGAGTTATTAAATGAAAATTTGGTAAAGCTTAAAATAAATTTTAGTACTTTAGTCGAAAAATTTGAACGTGAGAACATTAACATAATTGAGTTTGCTTCAAATAAGCCAATGAGAGAAAAAATAGATATTATAAACAAAAAACTTTTGGAATATGTTACAGAAATTGGAACTTCAGCAACTACGGGCACTCAGTCTTGAGGATGTTAAGTCCTATAAGAAAAAGGCCGTAGAGCGTAAAGCAGAACTAGAAGCTGCTAAGGCCAAAGGCGGAAAAGCTTGGACAAGCGACTTACAGGAAGAGCTTGACGAGGTAGTTCTTTTCCTAGTAGATGTTGATGACGTTATCGAAGAAAAATCATCGGCATTGAAAACACAGGCTAAGAGTGGTTATACTCCTAAGCCGGGTACTGAGAAGATGGTGCACTTGTCAATTGTGCGTGGTCGTAGGTTTAATCCAATGACTGGCAAAGAAGAGTCACCAGCATATACTCAAATGTTCACATTCGCAGAGTGGCAGCTTTTCAAGAAAACGTATAAAGGCCTTGGTTATACCATTATGGCGGCCTTGCATGACCCATACGGAGATGCTGCAGAGTTAGTACAAAAGTAATTAACAATAAAAACAAAGCTATATGTTAACAATTGAGATGCTACGACAAAGTTCAGCTTTAACAGGTCTTACAGATGACCAGCTGAATGCAATTACTGAGATGTCAAGAAATGATGAGAATACCGTTATAGGTACTAAAATCGGCGCATTGCACGGTCAGTATGACACTGATATTCTTGGCATTACAGGCATTAAAAAGAAAGATGGTGAAAAAAGTTACGACTATGCTAAGCGTGTACTTGGCGAGTACAAAACTAAAGCAGAGTCTGTGAAAACAATTCAAACTCAGCTTACTGCTGCTCAGGCACAGGTTGCAGAGCTCCAGTCTAAACTTGAAAAAGGAGCTGGCGATGAAACTTTGAAACAACAGCTGAAAGATGCTAAAGCCCAAGTAACTCAGCTTCAAACTCAACTTCAGACAAAGGAAACTGAGTTCAATACCAAAAAGGCAGAGTTTGATAAAACTATTAAGGACACGCATGTAGATTATGCTTTTCAAGCTGCTACAGCAGGTCTTAAGTTTAAGAGTGGTATTACTGAGCCTATTCAGAAGACACTGCTCAACGCTGCAAAAGCAGAAGTCCTTGCAAAAGGTACTCCTGATTTCATAGAGGACGGCCAAGGAGGAAAGAAACTTGTTATTCGCGGTGCGGATGGTAATATCCTTAACAATCCGAAGAATAATCTTAATCCTTACACAATGCAGGAGCTTGTAATGGAAACATCGCTTAAAGATGTAATCGATACAGGTCGTCAGCAGGCAGGCGGTGGAACAGGAGGCTTTAGGTCTGGTTCAGGCGGAACAGGTGGAACACTTGATTTGTCTGGCATCAAGAGCCAAGTTGAGGCCGATAAAGCCATTGAGGCACATCTGCTTGCAAATGGTTTGACCCGTGACTCGCAAGAATTCGCAGACCAGTCAATGCAGCTGAGAACTGAAAACAATGTGGCAAGTTTGCCTATTAGATAAAATGGCACATCCTAAGAGATAAACGAAAAATGCTATGAGGCGTAAAAGGGTAATGCACCATAATAGCATAATTATTAACAATTAAAAACTTAAAAGTTATGAGTCTAGTTTTAACACGCATCCAGAACATTCGTGCGAACTCTAACCTTGATAAGTTTGAGTATCGCCCCAGTAGGTACGGTGCGCTGAACGCTTTTATGGTGCAGTCTGAAGACCCTACTGGCATCCTCACTGAGGAACTGAAGCAAAAAGCAAGGACCTCCATCGGTAACACGCTGGAAACTCCGGTAATTGACTACGATGCTGATATTACTATCGGTAGTACTCGCACCTTGACAATCGCCGACAGTGAAAACACTTCTAAGATGGTTCAAATCACGTTTGCCACTTATGCGTGGGGATTTACTATTGCTCCGGCAATGTACATGAACAACGAAATTGGCATTCAGAAGGACTTTGAAACCAAGATGATGAAGTACATCTATGCTTTTGCGAAAAAGCTTGATGAAGCTGCTCTTGCTGCTCTCGCAGCCAACAAAACACAGGTTTTGAAAAATCCGCTGCTGTATGACTGGTCTGCTAATGCCATCAATGCAAAGTGGACTGAGCGTGAAAACGTATTTGGTGACCTTGAAGTTATGATGGGAGCAAATGACTTCTATGGCCAGTTGCATCTTGTAGGTGACCCTGGTGTTGAGTCTATCATGCATAAGTTGCAGCAGCACGGTCTTTACAATGACGTAAACAAGCAGAATGAATTTGGCACAAAAATTGTTCACTTGACGAACAATATCGCAGCTGCTGAAGGTAAGTATGCTCAGGGTTACGCTGTAAATGCCGGCTCTCTTGGAATGTTGACCCGCTTCGAGCGTGACTGCTTGCTTGGAACTGTTTCCGGTGACGGCCATGAGTGGGGTATTGCTACTTTGCCTTTGCTGAACATGCCTGTTGGTACATATTTCTACGATTCTGTAGGTGATTACAATACTATTGCAGGAGCCGCTACTGCTGATATGACTCGTACGCGCAAAGAGCACTATGGTTTTGCTGTTGACGTGGCCTTCTTGACTGCATATAACAGTGCACCTAACGCTTTGGCAAATCCTATTCTGGCATTCAACGTATCAAGCGAGGATGCTGCTTATGCTAAGCCAGTTGTAGTAGTTAACTCTGAAAAAAGTCCAGTTAATACTAAAACAGTAGTTTAAGTTTAGCGAATACCGATAGCAAATCTTTGAGTTGTTATTAGCTTTGGTAGGAGGCACACTGAGCCACTAGGCGATAGTGGCCTCCTATTTTTCATTAAAAATTAAGAATTATGGTTAGAGCCAACGATATACAAGAAAAACTGTTACACCTTATTGGATGGGAGCAGAATTATGATACATCAGACTTAAAAATATCTGATGCTTTAACCGTGAGTGAAAGTGGCTTATATTTTCAACAAATTCATCCTTTGCTGACTTTGCAGAATATGTCATGTATTGCTCCGGACTTTAAGAATATCACTTTTCCAGAATACAATTCTGAAAAGGAATATAGCAAAGGCAATGTAGTTGATTATCAAGGAACACGATATAAAGCGCTTCAAAAAGCACAAGGAAAACAGCCCGATATTGAGTCTGAGTATTGGGTTGAAACCAATTTATTTTCTGAATGGCTCGAGAGCAAAACAAAAGCAAGCATTCAGAAAGCTATTGCTAGATATTGCAATGAAAAAACGGTAGAAGGTACATATAAGACTTTGTGCGAAAACAGAACTTTATTCGACGGTACTGGTCGTTTAGTAGATGTTGTAAAAAACAAGAAAAATCTGGTTGGCTTTGAGATTGTACCTGTAAGAGCAAAAGGCGTAACTACAAAAATCAATAAAATAGGTTTACAATTTACAGAGCCTGGTGAATATACTTTGTATCTTATGCATTCTAGTATGGATGCACCTGTTAAGATAATAAAGCTTAATAAGATACGTAAAAACAGCATAGAATGGTTCTCACTTAATGATGTGTATTTGCCATATCAAAGTGAAGATAATGATGCAGGAGGAAGTTGGTATTTGTGCTATTTTCAGTCTGAACTTCCAGAGGGAAGTCAAGCTATTAGAAAAAATAAAGACTGGTCAAAAGAGCCTTGCGGTTCATGCTCACGTAGAGAATTACTTGCTTGGATGGCATGGTCTAAGCATCTTGAAATTCATCCATTTTTTGTAAATGAAGAACTTGTAGATGCAGTTAATTTCAATGATGACTTTAACAAAGATTTTGCAAAGTGCCCACTTCATCTATGGGATGTTGAAAATAATCAATATACTTATGATAACAACTACGGATTAAATTTAGAAGTTACTGTAAGCTGTGATATTACAGATTTTATAATTGAACAGAGAATGATGTTCCAAGATGTCATAGCTAAGCAGGTAGCTGTAGATATGTTACGCGAATTTGCATATAACTCTAACGTAAGGACAAATAGGCATTCAATCAATGCTTCTCGACTTGATATATTATATGAAGTAGATGGTGACTCTTCTTCTATGAAAAAATCAGGTTTAAGTTATCAGCTAGATATGGCTTTCAAGGCCATTAAGCTAAGTACTTCTGGAATTGATAGAGTATGTTTGCCATGTCGAAACAATGGCATTAAATATAGAACTGTATAAATATGGCTGTAAAACGATATAACGCGACACTCCGCAATCTGGAATATAGGTTGCGAAGTTTTAAGGATAGCTTGCCTATGCTATTAGAAGATATTGTGCGTGACAAAGAAGACGTAATAGTATCAGCTATAGCAGATGACCAGTTATATCGTCGTGGTATCAACGGTAGAGGTGAAAAGATAATGGATTATATGCCATACAAGCCTAAAACCATACAAATAAAAAAGAAAAAAGGTCAGCCTACTACAAGGGTCACATTGCGAGATACAGGTGCTTTTCATGAGTCTATGTTTGTAGTATTTGACTCAGAAGGTTTTTATGTGACTGCGAGTGATGAAAAAACACCTGAACTTATTGAGAAATATGGTGAAGAGATTTTTCGCTTAACAGATAAAAATTTTACCAGAATAATTCGTTCTCACATAAGAAAAGAATTAGTTAAACGATTAAAACAGGCAATAAGGAAATGAAGGAAAACTCAGTACAAATAAGATTTAAGGAAGACCCTGTATTGCTTGATAAGATATTACAGGATATGCAAAAGTCACTTATGAACAGACTTAAGTGGCTTAATTGTGCATTTGGTAGAGCATATAAGCTTGTAGAACATAGGCCAGATGGTAATAAGTTTATATATCCTGCGATGTATAACGGCAATGGAGAATATGTGTCACTTTTACCGAATGATAACTTTGGCAATTTTTCATGGTTTGATATTTATGACCCACAAAAGATTACTGAAGTAGTTCAATCATTGCCACAATATACTTTCAGCGGAGCCATTATATTTTGGTATGACCTCAGCAGTATTTATGAAGATGAAACTGTTATGCATACAGAAGAAGTAAAAGATGAAATTATGCGAGTATTAACTACTCCGGGTCTTATTACTACAACTGGTAAGCTTGTTATAAATGATATATATGAGCGCTTTGAAAATATATATAAAGGCTATTCAATAGAGAAAATCTATAATAACTATACTTATAAAGGAGAAGGTATACAAGATATTGATAAACAATTCTTCATGTACCCTTATGCAGGAATACGAATTGAATTTACTTTAACAACTAGAGAATTATGTCAACGGTATATTTTATAACAATGCTTTCGGCTTTAATATATATAGCTTTAGCAGCAGCATTTGCTATTTTGCTAATTGGAAAACTCGGTGTGCGCGATGAGATAATTACCAGAGCTCCTAAGCTTATTTCTCAATTATTCGATTGTGACTTTTGCTTAAGCTTTTGGACGTCGCTTATTCTCGCTATCATTCTCACTATTTTCTTTAATGAGATGAGTATTATACTTATTCCTATCATATCAACCCCTATAACGCGAATTTTAATATGAAAAACCTGATAGTAAATAAAAAAGTCGTACGGGTATATGACAGCATAGATGAAATGCCTATTGTAAATTTTCAGAAGTACAATAAGTATTTGCTTATAGACTCTGGAATTGGCTCAGATGCAGATGATATTGATGCCCATATAACCCGTGTTGCTAAATTCATTAAAAGCAATAATGCCAAAAAAGCTTTGCAAGAACTGCAAAACATGAGGCAAAATATGTATATGGTGAACAACGAAATTTCACCAAGGTATTTAGCTTTTGCAGCTCTTATCCACAGCATAGACGGTGAAGAAGTTAATGATTTGTCAGATGATGGACTTAAAAACATATTGGCCAGGCTTAAAGAAATAAAGCATTCAAAGATTATAGACTTTTTGACTTGGCTTAAAAAAAAAGTAACCACCGAACTTGAAATGTACTTTCCAGGAGATTTTGTAAATCCAAAGGAAAAAGATGCATACGATAAGTTAAAGCAAAGAACACTTCTTGTGTTGGACTCTATGATAAATGACACAGATAACTCTGAACAGATAGAAACCATAGATATGATAATGCTTAATATGCATTCTCCAAAATCATACATAGGAAGTGAGTCTGTTGAAATAAAATATGATAAGCAGTTTGAAAGTACTTGCCTTTTGATAGCTCAAAAAACAAGCATGGACGCTAAAAAGATGACAGTACTTCAATTCTATAATGCTGTTGATAATATAAAACAGCAATTAGAAGCAGAAAGCAAGAGTGTTAAACGGCATAAAAGGAAATAATTATGGCTGAAGACGATAAGATAAAATATAGCGATATAATTGAGCCGGATGACTCGATTGAAAAGCTTGTCAAGCAACTTGGCGAGCTCAATCAGTCATACGAGACAATGGTAAATGCTATCAGGGCAGGTGCAGATAGGATTGTGCATTCTCTTAAATCTGCTAGTGGAGCTACAAGTGAAGGGCGTAAAGCTATTGATGAAGCAACAGCATCTACGTCAAGACTTGAAAGAGCTCAGAATGAGCTTAAATTAGCTTTATCTGATACAGGTAAACAGATTGCTTGGCTTAAAGCACAAACTTCAGATGCTAATAGAGCAACTGTAGAACAGCAGCGTTATATCCAGCAAGCTATATCTTCTTATGACCGTCTTAAGTCTGACCTAAAGCAAACAGTTGAGCTATATAAGTCTTTAACTGCGGCTGAAAGGGCAGATAGCGAAATGGGGCAACAGCTACTTAATGATATTCTTAATTTGAAAAATCAGATTAAGGCCCTTGATGACCAAATGAAGCCTCATATCCAAACTCTGTCTGAAGTAGAAAAGGCAGAGCAAAGATTAGCTTATTTACAGTCAGATGAAGGTAAAAGATTACTTGAGTTAAAAGCTAAGATTGCTGAGCTTACTTCTGCTAGAAAACAGCAGAAAGCTACAGTAGACCCATTAGCTCAGGCTCAAGAGAAACTTGCCTATGCTCAGTCAGAAGAAAATCAGCAGCTTAAACTCTATTCAACTCAAATACGAGAAGCAAATCAGATTGCTCAATTACAAGCTACAATTGCTAATTCTGCAGAAGGTTCTTATAATAGACTTTCAGCTCAATATGCATTAAATAAAATACGACTTAATCAGATGTCTGCAGCTGAGAGAGAAGCTGCTGACTCTGGTAAAAAGCTTGAAGCTGAAACAGATGCAATTTATCAGCAGATGATAAAATTGCAAGAAGCGACAGGTAATTATAAATTGTCTGTAGGTCATTACCAAAAAACATGGGATGGCTTAGGCATTTCTATTTCTCAAGTAGTACGAGAATTACCTGCTGCAGCTGTATCGCTTAATACATTCTTCTTAGGTATATCGAATAATATACCTATGGTAGTTGATGAAATTAACAGACTAAGAAAGAAAAATGAATTACTGAGAGCAGAAGGTAAAGAAACTGTAAGCGTAACAAAGTCAATTGTAAAATCACTGTTTAGTTGGAATACAGCACTAGTAGTTTTACTTACTGTATTCTCTATGTACGGTAAAGAAATCATTACATGGATTGATAGGACGTTTGCAGGGAGAGATGCAGCTAAATCTTTTGAAGATGCTTTAGAGGACTTAAATGATGAACTAGGAAAAGGGTCTACAGGGTCTTATGGCCAGCAGATAGCAGTATTAAGAAGATTATCTGAAAATTGGAAAGATTTAGGGGATAATATAAAAGCACAAACACAGTGGATTAAAGATAATGAAAAAGAGTTCAGTAAATTAGGCATCACCATTGATAGTATAAATGACGCTAATAATGCTTTTGTAGATAATACTGAATCTGTAGTGGCCGCATATAAAGCAAGAGCTAAAGCAGAAGCTGCGCTGAATGTTGTGTCCCAGCAATACCAAAAACTATTAGTTGCAGAAAATAAAGCTGAACTTGAAAAAGTGCGTGAGTACGGCTTTTTCGACAAAACTATAAATTACTTTAAAGCTTTATGGGGCGGCATTTCTGGACCAGACTCTGATTTGTCACTTGAAACTAGATTAAAAAAGCAGAGACAGAGAAATGTAGAAAGTTTACAAAAAGATGCAGATGTTCTTGAAAAAGAAGTTGAAAGCTATTTCAACGTATGGAAATTTTATGAAGACCAAGCAGATGCTCTATTTAAAGAAATTGGCTTAGAAGAATCTCACAAAAAAGATAAAAAAGGTCGTACACCAAGAGACGCTGATGACCGCCTAAATAACCTGGCATTAGCAGCCGAAAAAGCATATCAAAAGAGCCGTACAGAGATTGAGAGGGATGAAAATAAGAAGCGCAGAGCTGAAGCCTTTGCATCATTCAATCAAGAAATAGCTGATTTAAACTATAAATATTCTAGAATCCAAAAAATACTGAATGGTCAAGACGAAAAATATAAAAAGCTTACAGAAAGCCAAAAAGAAACAGCTATCAAAGCACTAGATGATATAGAAAATGCTATAAAGAACAAGCAAAAAGGCTTAACTCTAAGTCTAGATTTGCTCAATATAGATGTAGAAATACAAAAAGCTGAACAGCTATTAGAGTTGTTAGAATTAGAAGGTGAAGTATCAAAAAAAGGTTCTTATGAAGAACTCAGCAATTCATTAAAGCGATTAGATGTAGAAAGACAAATAGCATTACTTAAGAATGCTCAGTTACCAGAAGCTAAAAGACAACCTACAAGCGCTATAAATGCATCTTTTGATAAACAAAAGGCTATTACTGTTGGTAGTTTTAATATGTCAAGCTTCGATGAGCAACAAGCTCTTGATGAAGCTGTATTTAATGAAGTTAAGCGCAGTGAAACTGAGATAACTCGATTTAAGCTTGAACAAGAAAAAGCTAGATGGCAAGAACAAATACGCTTAGCAGAAGCTGGTGGATTAGATTGGAGTCAAGCTCAGATTGATGCTGCTAAAGCAACGGTTAAAGGCATCGACCGTGAATTATCAGAGCTTGATGACTTTATTAAAAACATCGGTAAAAAAGGTTTAGGCGGTACTTTGCTTGAGAAACTTGGCTTTGATGATGACCAGATTGATGCCCTAAAAGATGCTGTAAATATAGTAATAGAACAGCTTCAATCCATTATGGATGCCGAAGTTGAATTAGCTGAACAGGCTGTAGAAGCAGCTGAAGCTCGAGTAGAGGCCGCACAAAAGGCTTATGATGCAGAAGTAGAAGCAAGAAATAATGGATATGCTAACAACGTAGCAACAGCTAAAAAAGAACTTGAACAAGAAAAGAAAAACCAGCAAGAAAAACAGAAAATGCTTGCTGCTGCTCAAAAGCGTCAAGAAAATCTTAATACTGTAATTCAAGCATCTTCACTTATTACTGCTTCTGCTAATCTATGGAGCTCATTCTCTTCAATACCTATCGTCGGCCCAGCCCTTGCATTGGCTGCTATTGCTACGATGTGGACCTCGTTTGCTGTTGCGAAAGTTAAAGCTAAGCAGGTAACTGCAAGTCAATCAGAAGAATATGGTGAAGGTGGTCTTGAGTTCTTGGAAGGAGGTTCTCACGCATCAGGTAATGACATCGATTTGGGTGTAGAGAATAAAAAGAAGCGTCGTATGAAAGCTGAAGGTGGTGAGGCTCTTGCTATCATTAATAAGCAAAGAACAAGAAAATATCGTAAGATACTACCAGATGTAATAGATAGCTTCAACAAAGGAACATTCGAAGATAAGTACTTAAATGCATTTGGTAATTCTAATAGGCTAAATATTTCTCTCAATTCTAATAATAGTATTGACCTCTCTAAAATTGAGGATGATGTGCGAAGCATTAGAAAGCAGAATGAAACAAGGTATTATACTATGCCAGATGGAACTGTTATAATGCAACATAGAAATGTTAAACGTATAATTAAAAACTAAAAGATATGATACCTCCGAAATATAAATTCTACATAGGCAAATTGAGTACTACATATTTGTCACAAGATACTGATATAGATAGAAATGGAAATATTTATCATAATGCATCATCAGGAATATATGCATCATCTTATAAAAATAGCTTAGAGACTGGTAAACAGATATTTTTCAACTTAATATCTTATTACGATTATAATGCTATTTTCTTTTATGATAAAAACCAGAATTTCATATCTTCTAAGACTTTAGCGAGTGTAAATAATGAGATTATAACTCCGCCTTCTAATGCAAAATATTGGGCCGTACGATTTACTTCACTCGATACAAATTTTGTAGCAAAGAAAGATACCAATTTTATCTACTTTGTTGAAAGTGTAGAGCCACATTTCAAGGACTTAAATAAGAAATACGCCAAAGAGAGTGGACAAGAATTTTTCCGTATTTCTATGGATGGCAAAATTAATCTGTTTGGCGATGCTTATGAAATTGTCAGGCAATCAAGTCTCGAGGACCAGCTCATATTTATTATTGATAAATATAATAGAACTTCTAAAAAATGGATTGAGTATTATAAAGGCGAATTTAATAAAACTGATTGTAAGTTTGACCATGATAAAAAGAAATGTGAACTTAAAACTACAGCGATAGATGATTATACAGAAGTCATGAATAAATATGAAAATACTTATGACCTTATAAAACTTGCTCCTGAAATATCAAAAATAAACTTGCATAAACGCTCACTCATGCAAGTTTATGTCCGTGGTGCCAATTCTATAACTAATTTCTTCGGTGGTACCTATTGGGAAGATGATGTGAATGAAAGCATAGATGACAATGCTGCGCTTATAAATAACTTCTATTTTTCCTATATAAAATCTGGTAATGAATTTTACATAGGAAATTCTAACGAGGCAGGTGTTAATGGCGTATATGCCGGAACTAATGGTTATTATAGCAACTGGAATGGCTATACTTGCTATTTAGAGAAAAATCCTGATGCTCAACCACCATTTACAGATGTAAGCTACTTTATTATGATAAAAAGAAATTCAGATAATAAAGTACTATATAAATCTGAAACAGCTGTTAATATCGATGATGAAACGCTGTTTTCAGAAGACCGAGATTACACTAATGATAAACACTTAAGATATACCTCTAAACTAATAGATGTGGAAAATGCTAAAAACTCATGTACTATAAGTAATTTGTTTACATATAGAATATATAGGCGCTTACTTTGTGATGTAGATACTGTAGAAGACTCAAAAGGTGTTAAAAATACCTATGATTTACCATCAGATGATTTTGTCACTGATAATAGAAACTATAAAAAATGTATTGGCTTAAAAGGAGGTTTATTCTTTTGTACTTCTAGAGCAGTAGATGAGCCAACAAAATATGGTCTAAATGATTACGGACAGTATTTTACTAACCAGTTTATTCCTAGTAGTACAGGTTTAGGAAGACCTTTGCCTATTAGCAAAAATTCATGGGCAAATGCTTCACTGTGGTATATATATGATAGTTTTTATGAATACTTTGAAGAAAAATTAAGAAAACAGTATGTATTAAAAGATAGTTATTCTATTGGCGCGGCCATAAAGGCTATTCTCAAGAAAATAGACCCTACATTATCACATGAGCCAACTGCAGAATATAGCCAATTTTTATATGGCACAACTAATCCACTAGGATTAGCAAGATTTTATGTGTATATTACACAAAAAACCAATATATTAAAAGGTGATTATGACCAGCCTGCTCAGAAAGCTGAAACTTCACTCGAAGAGCTTATGAAAATGTTGCGTGATTGCTTTAGATGTTATTGGTATATTGAAGACAATAAATTCAAAATAGAGCACGTATACTTCTTTATGAATGGTGGAAGCTATTCTAGTAGGTCAAGCTATCAGCTTGATTTTACTAAACTTACAGACCAATTTAATAAGAAGCTATCATCTTATTTCCAATCTGAAGTAGAGTTTGAAAAATCAGACCTAAATCAGCGATACGAATTTGCATGGATGGACGATGTAACCGATTTGTTTGGTGGTGTAACCATTGATGTGAAATCTAATTATATACAAAAAGATAAAACAGAAGAAATAAACATTGGACAGTTTTCATCTGATGTGGATTATATGTTATTTAATCCAACAAACTTTTCAGAAGACGGTTTTGCACTTTTATGTCCTGTAAAAAATGGTTCACTACTTGAATTACCAATTCTTACTATAGATGGCCTTATTAATGAAAATGGCGATAGTTATAAAGCTATAGCACAAAACTGGTATGCATCGTGGATATATTTACAAAATATGTATATGTGGGATATGCCAGCATCAAACTTAGAGTCTAATGTAATTGGAAATATATACGCAAGAGATATTAAAAAATGCATGAAGCACACTATAGAATTTCCTACAGAAGAAGATTTAGATGAATTGGAACTTATTAAAACCTCCTTTGGGAATGGAAAAATAGATGAAATGTCTATCAATGTAAATACTAGACAGGCAAAGATAAATTTACTTTACCGGCCTCAATAAAATTGTGTATTAAAAATTATTAAGAAATTTTCATATCACGGAAATTTTTAGTATATTTACAATATGAAGTTAGTAAACAATAACATATCGCCATTACCGTTCTACGATAATCTTGCTTTGCAAAATCATCGTAAAGATTATGCGTATGGCCAAGTTTATCCGCTTATAACCTATAAGAATATGTTATTGCCATTTCAAGTAGTTCTTGCAAGTGGAACATCAGTAAGTTGGGTTAGATTATACGACTTTAACACTGGTAAATATGCAGATATTACTACCACTATGAAAGAAAATGGTTTAATTATTAAATCATATACTAACTTTAAGCTTCTCAAATATCCAGGAACTCTTCCAGTAATTGATATAAAATACGAAGGCCGATACTATTTAGCAATATCTATATCTGGTCTTGGAACTATATACTCAGATGTATTTACTGTTTATAATAAAGTAGATGATTATCTTCTCATTGAGTACTACAATTCGTATAACTTTGAGCTTAAAAATGGTGTAGTTGACTTTTCTGATAATTTCAAATTCAAGTGTTATCTTAATACACAGGTAGGTAAACCTGAATATGATTTTGAAGAAGAGTCAACAGATAGAATGGGCTATTCATTTATAGAGAGCCAAGTAAGTAAAAAGATATATAAATTTACATTCATAGCTCCAGAATATTTATGTGATGCGCTTCGTATCGTAAGGTTATGTGAAAATAAAAAAATTACAAGCAAAGGACAAACCTATGACTTGACTACTTTTACTATGGAGCCTGATTGGGAAGACCAAGGTGACCTTGCCTCAGTCGAGTGTGAATTTGAAACAGACACCGTGATTGCTAATATCGGAGGCTATAAGCCTGAATTGCTTGGCGGAGATTATAATGAAGATTTTAATAACGATTTTAACATAGACTAAAATGGCAAATTGGACTACTCTAAAAGCAGCTATTGCTAATGTCATAAAGACAAATGGTAATCAAGAAATTACTGGGGCTGTATTGCAAAGTATTCTTAATAGCATAGTAAACGCTATCGGAGAAAATGCTACGTACGCGGGCATTGCTACTCCTTCTACAAATCCAGGAGCGCCGCCTGATGGTCCTGTGTTTTATATAGCAACAGAAAAAGGGATTTATTCTAATTTTGACGGTATTGAAAATAATGGTGAATGTTTAGTGATAATAAACAAAGAAAACAATTCATGGGAATCGATAGAGACCGGAATAGTAACTAATAATAATTTATCTAACTTATTAGGATTAGTTATTGATACTTCCACATTTGTAAATGGACAATGGACAGGTAATGGAGAAGGTTTATCAAGTAATAATGATAGTTCTTATTTGAGAAATTCTGAGCCTATACCAATATTGGGAAATACTAATAGTATAATTTCATTATATAGCAATACCGGGCAAAGAAAACGTATTGCTGATATGAGACTTACATTAAAATTTAGGAATAAGTCTAAGCAAAATGTACCATTTAGTTATGTTCAGTCGGGGCAATATATTCAATTATCCGCAGAAGCATCAGAATTATATATACACGGAACAACTGAAAATATTAATAATATAAATGGATTTTCATTTCTTGGATTTATTTTTATAGGTTCATTAATGCAGGACATTGCTCAAAACGCGCAGGACATTGCTCAAAACGCGCAGGACATTGCTCAAAACACGCAGGACATCGAAGCGTTAAATAATACGTTGGTTGGAGGAAGTGTTAATTATACGACAGGAGCGCAATTGGGAGTTTATCCTAATCACGCTTATGTTGGTTCGACATTAGGAGATAATCCCGTTTCAAATGCAGCACATAGTGCATTAGGTAGAATTGATGTTTCCGATATTCCTGATAACACATTGATTTATATAACCAAAAGCGGAGAAAATATATTTGACGGAATTACGTTTAAATTTTTTAATTCTTCTGGCGGCCAAGTCGTGTCGACAGTTGGAGGTTCAAGTTCTGAAAAAAACAGAGGACAATTAAAGCCTAATGGTGCAGTTGTTTTAGGATTACACCTTTCAAATACTCGTATTGAGGGAGATGCCGAAACATATATGTCGGATTTCCATATAAATAATGTGCCTAATAAACAACAAGGGTTTGATGCTCGTATAACAGAAAATGAAAAAGGGATTGCCCAAAACACGCAGAGCATTAACCAAAACACGCAGGATATAGAAGAATTGAAAAACAATATTGGTAATAATTCAGATTATAAAACTACCTTAAAAATATTATTTATAGGCTCATCATTTGGAGTTGATACAATAAATGAGGTAGGTAATATTTGCGCATCTTTTGGAAAAGATGTTATTCTCGGAAATGCCTATATTGGAGCAGCTACATTACAAACCTTTGTTAATAGATATGATTCAAAAGTTGGAGTTACTTATTATAAGTGGAAATATAAGGCAACAAAATGGCAGATATATAACGGTAATACGGGGAAATGGTTAGATACGGATTCAAATATTACGGATGAGGGGGAAAAACCTAATGATTCAGTTTTATTACAGTGGTTACTCGCTGACGAAGCATGGGATTTTATCATACTTCAAAACGGGGCATATCAATCATCTTACCAAGACCAATCTGCATTTTGGACAAAAGGAGAAGATGAAAATATAACTAACAATATTGTCCAAAATATGATAAATAGGTGCAAGAAGTCGTGTTTATACAGCAACCCAGTATTTGGCATGAACATGACTTGGGCATTTTCTGTATATCATACAATCAGTGAATCGCACGGTCCAAGTGGAGCAAATGACGATAAATGGTTGAGCTATGGGAGTAATCAAAAGCAAAGGCAAATGACTATGTGGAATAGCATAGCCACAAATTATAAGGCTTGTATAGAGAACTGTGAAGATGTAAAATTTGTTATTCCTTCGGGAACGGCGGTACAAAATGCCAGAGCAAATTCTACATTAAGGCAATCCACTATATACACAAAAGCCAATCCTGCACCACCTACAATCTCCCAAGCAGAAGCAATAACTGATTTGGATAATATAAGTAGCACTTATGCATTCATGGATAATTCTACGAACTGGAAAAATAAAACTGACTTCACTCGTGACTCCATCCATGCTGATTTTGGTATCACACGGTATATCATTGCGGCAACTCTGTTTCAGGCGTTTATTGCTAAAGTATTGAATTTGGATATAGCGGATTGCACATATAGAATTGCGCAAGGTAATGGAAATTATAGAGAACAATTATGCACACCTGTAACAGACGATAATTTTAGTGATATTATAACTTGTGTTAAAAATGCAATTAATAATCCTTATGCTATTTCAGAATAATAAAAAACAGGTATCAAGGACCAGACCATTGCATTGCAAGGAGAGCTTAATAGCGTTAATCGTAGTGTTGAACGTGGCTTTGCTGATATTGGCTATGCAACTCGTGACCAGACTTGTAACATTGAAAAAGCTATTCAGGCATCTACTGAGTCAATTCTCGCTGGTCAGCGTGCTGCTGAGATGCGCGAAATGCAGCGTGAAATTGCTGCGCGACCGCCGAATTGCTGAACAAGCTGTTATCATCAATAATGCACAGCAGTCAGCTGCTTTTGCTCAGATGATTGACCAGGCCGTAGCTCCTTTGAGTGCTGGCATCAGTTCTCTTAATACAGAGATTGCAGGCATTAAGTGCCACTTGCCTGAAACTAAGGTAATTCCTTGCGGAGATAATTATGTAAAAGTCAATACTGGCTTTAACATTCCTCTTCAGGTATCGCCTGCTGCATATGGCCCATGTGGCGCATTTGGTGGCTATGGCTATCCTTGGGGTTACGGATATAACTGCGGTAATAATGGTGGTTGGGGTTAATAGGAAAGGAGGCAACTATGTCATATCCTATTAATCCTTTGATTTTGGCTAATAGCCAAGGAATCCCCCGCTTAGAAGCAACCAGAGTAAATGTGGCGGCTACAGAGGTACAATTTGTATTTCAAAATCAGGCGTTCCTTAACGCACCATTTATTGGACTGATTTTATTTAAATTACCTTTAATTCCAGCCGGTACAACAGATACACTGCCTGTAGTATTTACTGCTAATGGCAGCAATCAAGCGGCCATTAATTATAATACTGGCGTGGCTATGACTGTAGCTGACTTTACTCGTTCTGGCGTATACTTGGCTATTTATGGCTCTGAAGATAAGATACTTTATGTTTTCCCAACTTCTGCAGCTTAATATAATGACTTAAAAATTATTAACTATATGGCTTTTCAAAATCTAAGAACTGGCAGTACAGTTTATATCTTTCATAAAGATAATTCTCCTAAATTGGAGATAGGACAGGTTATTGCCGAACCTAAAATACGGCAGAAATATCCAATTCCAACTCCAGGACAGCCTTATGCTGGCTTTATGCCTCAACAGCAAGAGCAAGTTGTAGATTTGTCCATTAAAATAGGAGACAAAGTTCAGCCTATTGAAGGCCTAACTCCTTCTACTGATATTCAGGATTGTGGTAATGGCGGTGGCACAGGTGGTTACCGCGATGAAGATGACGATGACGATGAGGACTACAACGAGCGCCGAGGTGTACCTGGTACTGGTAGATATGGTCGTCGTAGATACGGTCGAGGACGCCGCTACTAATAACTAATTTCAACTGAGGCCGTGCTTGTTGAGTACGGCCTCTTTTACTTAAAAAACTTTAATAATATGGCAACAAGAAAAAGATTACCGCTTGATATGTATGATGACATACCAACGGAAATGAGAAAATGCCTTCGATTTCGTGGATGGCATTTTAACAAAAAGGCATGTGATTTTGCAGTAAGTCTAATGCGCAAAAAGAATGCTTCTACCGGTAAGACAGAGAAAATAGAGCCTTTTACAAAAGACCAAGTCGACTCTATGCTTGCAAAATACGATGTGACTCTAGAAAATAATGTAGATTACGACTACCTACGTGTATGTTGCTAACATGGGAAAAGCTGATTTGCTTAAAAGCAGTATTACCGATGAGCAGCATTTAGCTTTGTATGTAAAAGATGTAGTCGACGACGTAGATGCAGGCGATGGAGAAATAATGCGTGAATGGGATGCTAAAATGACATCCAGAGGTATAGCTGTAGATTGGGAAGAAATTCTATGATAGCAGGAAAATTCTATCTTGAAAACTATGCTAATTGGCACATATCATACTTCATAATGACAGACGCCAATGATGCAGAAGAAATAATAGATGAGTTGTATAGCTTAAGATGTAGTAAACGATTTTTGAATAGGGCTAAAGAAATTTTATACTCAAATAGGCGTAATATAGGAATAGTTTATAGCAATCCTAAATATAAACGCGGTGCAATAGTAGTATCAAAAACTACTGATATTTGGGAATTTTTCAATAGCTTTGCTCATGAAGTAGACCACATTGAAAAGCATATTGCTAAAACGTTGAATTTCAGTCCTTATAGCGAAAGTGCCAGTTATCTAGTTGGTGAGATTATAAGAAACATGTTTTATAATATAACGAGAAAAATGCTATGCTAGAACTGATTGAAGCGAAAGACCTAGAAGCTCTTATGTTCTTTATAACTGTTAGAGTGATAATAATAATTATATGCTGGATTTTCTCTACTATAGCGTGTATCGTTGATTTTTGGAGTGGTACATTAACAGCAAAGATTTTAGGCGAAAAGCTTATGTCTCATGGCTTTAGGCGTACTGTTGTAAAAATAGGCGATTATGCTAGAGTTCTCATGTTTGCATTTATGGTAGATGCTTTAGGAAGCTTACTATCATTTTATATACTGCCATTTGCAACTATGCTTTGTGCTTTAGCAATACTTTGTATAGAAGGCAAATCTGTATTAGAAAATAGTAAAAGAAGAAAAGCACATGCCGGAGATGTTCCAGATATGATTAAGCAGATTATTCAAGCAGCTACTGCTGAACAAGGCCACGAAGTCTTTAATAAAATAGTAAAACAAGTATCTTTTAACAATAAAGAAAAATGAGAAAAATTAATAAGCTTATAGTGCATTGCTCAGCAACGCCTGAAGGTAGAGACGTTAAAACTGAAACTATCAGGGATTGGCACGTTAATGGTAATCACTGGAAAGATATTGGTTATCATTATGTGGTTGAGCTCGATGGCTCTGTTCATAAAGGCAGAGATGAAAGTGTAGTTGGAGCCCACTGCTCAGGTCAAAATGCAAATTCTATAGGAGTATGCTATGTAGGAGGCGTTGCTAAAGACGGTAAAACTCCTAAAGATACACGCACTGAGGCTCAAAAGCAATCTTTACTCGAATTGCTGAAAAGCTTAAAGGTAAAATACCCAAATGCTACTATTCATGGACACAGAGAATTTGCAGCTAAGGCATGCCCCAGCTTTGATGCTAAGTACGAGTATAAAGACCTCTGAAGTACATAAAAACCATTCTCGTAATAATTTCTTATACGCGAGAATGGTTTTTATATTAAATATGAATAATAATAAATAAAACTCAAAGATTATGCGAGAATTAGCGAGAATAATTACACTTATATTTTTAGCCACTATATTATATAGCTGTAAGTCAATTCAATATGTGCCCGTGGAAACAACGAAAAGAGATACTACTTACTTATCTCAGACCAAAATTGATAGCATATATCATAGAGATTCAATCTATGTAGAGCGCAAAGGCGATACCGTGTATCTCAGTAAATATAAATACTTGTATAAATACATAGAAAAGCATGATACTCTCTGGCGAGAAAAAGTTGATACAATTCAAGTTGCATACCCTGTAGAAGCTCGGCTTACTAAATGGCAAAAGATAAAAATTAATATTGGTGAATACCTGATAACCGCCATAGCCTTAGTAATTATATGGCTGTGTGCAAAATACTTCATAAAGCGGTAAACAACAGAAACAATATAAACAAGTCATTGTTTACGCCTAAAGTGCTCAAAATTAATTACTTATATATACTGTAAACAAAGAAACAATAATTTCATTAAATCTTTTCGTATTAAAAGCCGATATTTCTTATTAACCCTAATGTTAATCGGAAATTAAGAAATTAAGTTTGAAATATATAGGGGCATTGTTTCTATTGTTTCTTTGTTTACAACAATTTCAAAGCCGCACTAAAATTGCTGTTTAATTATTTTTAACAAATAAATTCTCAAAAAATATAGGAAAAATTTTTTTCTTTCGGGAATAGTTTGTATATTTGCATATCGAAAATAAAATTCACCAAAATATGGAACAGTTTAATATAGGTAATGTAATTGAGCACTACAAGCTAAATACGGAAGATTTAGCGAAGGTATTATTTCCTACTGTTAAATATCCGAAACAGGCATTTGACCGTGTGTTAAAGGGTGAAGCCAATTTGGATGTTATACAGTTAGAGCGACTGGCCAATCATATTGGCGTGTTAGTAACTGATTTGTTTTCAGCAAATACTTGGAAAGGTTCATCTGAAGATGGATACCTAACAATGCTGAAAGGCGATTATAAAGTCAAGCTGAATTATAAAGGTGTGTTTGTATCTATATATAAGAATAATAATCTTATAGAGCAGAAAATTTCAAATGTGCCTGATATGACAATGCACGAGTTTATTAACTATTTAGATAATTTCATTAAAACTTACGAAAATGGAAGCAATTAAAATTTCCGTAGAGGTTAGCGTAAACCTGTCAGAAAATACGCAGAATTTCATTAAGTCACTGTTTGCAGCAGGACTTCCAAGTGGAGCTCAAGTAGCTGCTGCTGTAGTTCAGAAACCTGCTCCTGTAGCACCTGCTAAACCGGCTCCTCAGCCAGCACCCGCTCCGGCCCCAAAGCCTCAAGCTCCAGCTGCAGCACCTGCTCCAACAAAGCCCGTTGCTACTCCTGCTCCTGGAGCACCTGCTGCTCAGGCTGCTTCTTCTGCCTCTAAGAGCATAGAGGATGTACGGGCAATGCTTGCAAAGAAGGTAAATGAGCACCGTGATGTAATCAAGCAGAAACTCAATGAGCTTGGCGCTCCGAGTGTAACAAAGCTTGACCCGGCTAAGTATGACGAAATGTTTAATTTCTTAGAATCACTGTAATGGCAAATCAAAAGAAGCTGCAACAAGCAGCAATCAAGTTCCGTAAACAAAATCCTATGTTGCATGCAACATGCTCAGCTTTACTTTCTTCTATGGCCAGATTTATTACAAAGTTCGGAGCAACTGAGGTAACAGTAGGATATGATAAACGTGGAGAGTATTATGAAGCAGCAAACAACTAGCACTAAACCACAGAAGCATAGCCAGAGGAGTCATGCACTCCTCTCGGCTTCTGGAGCTGGAAGATGGCTTAATTGTACTCCATCTGCAAAGCTTGAAGATGAATACGGAGAAAAGAAAAGCTCTGTATATGCACAAGAAGGTACATTGGCTCATGAGCTCTCAGAGCTTTACCTGAGAAAAGATACACTTAACAGCATTAGTGAGCAAGACTTTGACCAAAGGCTCGAAGAGATAATGGCAAATGACCTGTTCAGCGAGGAAATGCTTGAAGTTGTACCTATCTATACGGATTATTGCTCAGAACAATTAGCTGAAGCAAAAACTGAAAATCCGTTAGCCGTCATGGAAATTGAGCAGAAACTCGATTTGACAGAATATGTGCCTGAAAGCTTTGGAACAGCTGACTGTGTTGTTATCAATGACAACCTTATGGAAGTTATTGACTTAAAATATGGAAAAGGTGTTCCAGTATATGCTGAATGGAATAAGCAACTTATGCTTTATGGGCTTGGAGCTTTGCAGAAATATGATACAATGTACGATATAACGGAAGTGCGATTGACCATTATACAGCCTCGCATTAACAACATATCAAGTTGGCAAATATCTGTTGAAGAACTCCGTAAATGGGCAGAAGAGGAGCTTAGACCAAGAGCTGAACTTGCTTTTGAAGGTAAAGGAGAACTCAATGCTGGAGATTGGTGTAGATTTTGTGCTGTGCGTAATCAATGTCGTAAGCTTTATGAGCAACAACTCGAAATTGCACAACGTGAATTTGCAGACCCAGAGTTGTTAACCGATGATGAGATTGCTGATATAGTTAAGCGTGTGCCTAAGCTTATAGAATGGGCTAATTCAATAACAGAATATGCACAAACTAAAGCGGTTAACGAGAATAAGCAATGGCCGGGGCTTAAATTAGTTGAAGGAATTAGTCGACGCAAATGGGTTGACGAAGACCAAGCTTCTAATGCAATTTTTTCGCGTTGCCCTGAACTTTCAGAAGATGAGATTTTCAATATGAAGCTTAAGCCAATTACTTCTATTGAGAAGTTAGTAGGCAAAAAGCGTTTTGAGGAAATACTCTCAGATGTGGTTATCAAGCCACAAGGCAAACCTACTCTTGTACCGCTTGAAGACAAGAGACCAGCAATGGGATATAATCAAGCACAATTAGATTTCAAAGAATAATAACAACTTAAATTAAAAGACAATGAGTAATCAAGTAAATTCAACCAAGGTTGTAACTGGCAAAGTAAGATTTTGCTATGTAAACGTGTTCGAGCCCACAGCTATGAATGAGGGCGATACTCCTAAGTATAATATCTGCATTCTTATTCCTAAGAGCGATACGGCTACTATTGACAAAATCAAGAAAGCCATAGAAGCCGCAAAGGAAGCAGGTAAGGCAAAACTCGCAGATAAGAATGGCCGTATTCCAGCAAACCTCAAATTGCCTCTACGCGATGGCGATGAAGAGCGTCCAGATGACCCAGCATTTGAGGACCACTATTTCATCAATGCAAACTCGATGCGTCAGCCGAGCATTGTGGACCGCTCACTCAATCCAATCATGAGCAGAGACGAGTTCTATTCAGGTTGTTATGGTCGCGCTTCAATCAACTTCTATGCTTTCAATGTTTCATCCAAAGGTATTGCTGCTGGATTAAACAATCTCCAGAAGCTCGAAGATGGAGAGATGTTGGCCGGTGGCTCAACAGCTGAAGAAGATTTCGGTGGAGATAATGCTGTTCAGGATGACGATATGATGTAATTTCCTTTCTGCATCAATGAGTATAGTAGTTTAATGGTAAAACTTACTTCGGAAACCGTCTGTGGAAACCAAGTAAACGTGGGTTCGAGTCCCGCCTATACTCTTATTGGGACAGTAGCTTAATGGTAAAGCAGCGTGGTACCACTTAAAAACAACGAGAGCAAGATGCAGGTTCGAGTCCTGCCTATTCCACAATTCTATAATATCAAATAAAGAAATAATGGCAAAAAATCTTTTTATAGACGTTGAAACATATTCATCTGTAGATATTAAAGAGTCTGGAGCTTATAAGTATATTGAGTCACCAGACTTTGAAATTCTTATAATAGGATATGCTTTAGATGATAGCCCGGTAAAGATAGTAGATTTGGCTCAAGGTGAAGAAATGCCTGAAGAGTTTGAAGAAGCTCTACTTGACCCGGATTGTGTAAAAGTGGCGCATAATGCAGTATTTGAGCGCTTGAGCTTTAAGCGCATAGGGTATAATGTTCCAGCAGAACAGTGGTATTGTACCTCTATAAAAGCTGCGTATTGTGGTTTACCACTTTCTTTGGATGGAGTATCAAAAGCTCTTAATCTTACAGATAAAAAGCTAGATACTGGTAAAGCGCTTATTAAATACTTCTCATGCCCATGCAAAGCAACTCGAGTTAATGGCATGCGTACTCGGAATTATCCTGAGCATGCTCCTGAAAAGTGGGAAATGTATAAGGAATATAACAAGTATGACGTACTTGCAGAGCGTGAGATATTTAAGAGATTAGAGGCATATATCATTCCTGATATTGAGCGCAAGATGTATGTGCTTGACCAGAATATAAACGATAGAGGTATTTTGGTTGATATGGAATTAGCAGAGTCTGCTATCGCAGTAGATAACACATATACTTCTATCTTAACGCAACATGCTCAACAGCTAACAGGGCTTGAAAATCCAAACTCGCCTGTTCAAATTAGGCAATGGGTTGAAAAGACAACAGGATGTGTTGTTATGTCACTTTCAAAGGAAACAATGCCTGATTTAATGAAAGAGTTTGCAGATTATCCAGATGTTATCGAGTTGCTTAATATACGCAAAAAGCTCTCAAAAACGTCTATTAAGAAGTATTATGCTATGCTTAATTGTGCCATGAAAGACCATAGAGTCCGTGGTACATTTCAATTCTATGGTGCAAATAGAACTGGACGATGGGCAGGTAGGCTATTGCAATTGCAGAACTTATCAAAAAATCATATATCACATATAGAAGTACCACGTGAAATGATTAGAGCACGTGATTGGGAGTCGGTTGAGATGATGTATGATGATGTTGCAGATATTTTGTCCCAGTTAGTAAGAACAGCTCTTATAGCATCGCCTGGTAAAGTATTTAGTGTCGCAGACTTCTCAGCCATTGAGGCGCGTGTTATATCTTGGCTTGCAAACGAAAAATGGCGAATGGACGTATTCCGCGGAGACGGTAAAATCTATGAAGCTACAGGAGCAAAGATGTTTAATGTACCAATATCTGCTATTACAAAAGGCTCAGTACTTCGCGACAAATCAAAGATTTCAGAGCTTGCGCTCGGTTATGAGGGCTCATTAGGAGCACTTAAGCGAATGGGTGGTGAACGTATGGGCTTATCAGATACTGAAATGATGAGCCTGGTGCGTAAATGGCGCTCAGCAAACCCTGCAATTGTAGATATGTGGAAAGAAATAGACGAAGCATCAAAAGAAGCTGTCAGATACCAAAGACCAGTATCATGCACATGTAGAAATATAATTTTCGATTGCAATGGCGAGTTTATGACAATACAATTACCATCTGGCAGAAAGCTATTCTACTATGGACCTAAATTCAAAGATAAGAAGATAGGCTGTTCTACGATGCCAACACGAGTATTATGTTACCAAGGAGTTGTGCAAGAAACTAAGCAATGGGGCGAAATTGATACATATGGAGGCAAATTAACAGAGAACATTGTACAAGCTATTTCAAGAGATTTACTTGGCAATTCTATGTTAAATCTTGAGGCTAATGACTATCATCCTGTGTGCCATATACATGATGAAGTTTTGTGCGAAGTCCCAGAAGAGAATGCTCAAGCATACTATGAAGAAATGGCAAGCATTATGGGCACTCCTCCTGAATGGGCGTCAGACCTTCCATTAAGAGCAGATGGTTATACAACACCATTCTACTTAAAAGATTAAAAATATGATTTGGCTGTGTTTATATATTGTTTACGCATATTATGCAAGTAGATAAATTGAAATATGATGAAAATTTGAGCATAGCAGTTGGACTAAATGTTTCAAGTAAAGTATGGAAAAATACCAAAATTACTTGGAGCAATTTAGTTCAAAAGCTAGCTACTCCTGTAGTAACCGCTGAAACATATAAGCGGTTTATGAGTGCTACAAAAGAAGAGCAAAGTAAGATAAAAGATGTAGGCGGATTTGTAGGCGGATTTCTTACAAATGGTAGGCGTGATAAAACAAATGTACTTTATCGCCAGTTAATTACATTGGATATTGACTTTTCTCACGAGAACTTTTGGTGGGACTTTACAGTGCTATTTGATTGTGCTGCGGTTATTCATTCAACCCATAAGTCATGCCCTGAAAAGCCACGACACAGATTGATAATTCCACTTGATAGAGAAGTATCGCAAGAAGAATATCAAGCAATATCAAGAAAAGTTGCTGGATACCTAAACATTGATTTGTTTGACCAGTCAACTTTTGATGTAAATAGACTTATGTTCTGGCCGTCTGTATCATCAGATATGGAGTACTACTTTGAATTTCAAGACGGACCTTTCCTTGAAGCTGATTATATCCTTGGGCTATATGATGATTGGCATGATACAAATGAATGGCCAACTGCTACAGATAGCACAGATGTAATAATGCAAGCTATCAAAAAGCAAGAAGACCCAGAAGATAAAAAAGGCATAATTGGTGTTTTCTGCCGTACTTATACTATACAAGAAGCTATTGATACTTTTCTTTCAGACATATATGAAAAAGCAGGAGAAGATAGATATACATATATCAATGGCTCTACAGCTGCGGGCTTAATAGTCTATGATGATAAATTTGCGTATTCTCATCATGGAACAGACCCTGCTGGAGGTAGACTATGTAATGCATTTGACTTAGTTCGCATACATAAATTTGGCCATTTAGATACAGGCAAAGAAAAAGAAGACAAAGATAAAAAGAGCTTTAAGGCAATGGAAGAATTTGCCTCTAAGGACTCTACAACAAAAAAGCATATTGCTGAAGAAAAGTTTGCTGAAGCTAAATTCGAGTTTGCAGAAGAAGCAAAAGCAGAAGTTCCTGAAGAATATGATACTTCATGGACAGAAGAGCTTGACGCTAATACAAAAGGCGAATATGATAATTCTGCCAATAACTTGAATATAATAATTCAGCATGACCAATTCTTAAAAGATGTATTTAAGCTAAACATTTTTGATAATAAAAGATATGTTACACGTTCGTTACCATGGCGTAAAGTCGATACTGTGGAGCCTCTTCGTGATGTTGACTATTCTGGTGTTCGTAATTACATTGAGTGTGTTTACGGCATTGTGTCAAGCCAAAAAGTGGACGACGCGCTTGCGCTTGAATTTGAAAAGAAAAAGTTCCATCCGATAAGAGAGTATATATGTGCTCAAAAGTGGGATGGCATACCGAGAGTTAATACATTATTGATTGATTATTTTGGAGCAGAAGATAACGCTTATACTAGAGCCGCCATTAGGAAGACGTTGGTGGCGGCTGTTGCGAGGGTATTCGAGCCAGGTATTAAGTTCGACACAGCACTTATACTTGTCGGAGAACAAGGAACATATAAAAGTACTTTCGTTAAAAAGCTCGGCATGGAATGGTTCTCAGATACATTCACGACTGTGCAGGGCAAGGAGTCATTTGAGCAGATACAAGGAGCGTGGCTAATTGAAATGGCAGAACTTTCAGGCCTTAAGAAAGCAGAAGTAGAGTCAATAAAGCACTACATATCAAAAAGAGAAGATATGTTCAGGCCGGCGTATGGTAGAACAGTAGAAACATATAAAAGGCAATGCGTGTTTTTTGGTACTACTAACAACAAAGATTTCTTGCGTGACCCGACAGGAAATAGACGGTTTATGCCTATAGATGTAAGGCCAGAATATGTAACAAAGTCCGTAAATGATGACCTTACACAAGATGAAGTAAATCAAATATGGGCTGAAGCATATCAGTTATATTTAGCAAAAGAGCCTTTATACCTTGTTGGTGATGAAGATATAATTGCTAAGATTGAGCAACATAAACACTCAGAAGCAGATGAGCGAAAAGGTATTATTGAAGAATATCTTAATACTAAATTTCCAGATGATTGGGATAAAATGGACCTGTACGACAGAAGACGTTGGCTTGAAGACCCATTGTCTAAAAACGGTACAGTGCAAAAAGACTTTGTCTGCATTGCTGAAGTATGGTGTGAGTGCCTTGGCAAAGATAAGACAGAAATGTCAAGATATAATACCAGAGAGGTTAATGAAATTCTTAGGTCATTGCCTGAATGGGAAGCTATAGCATCCACTAAGAACTTTCCTTTATATGGTAAACAGAAATACTATAAACGTAAAGATAGCTTATTATGATAGCAAATTTTTATAAGAAAAACGGTATAGAAGCTCGTAATTACAAGCTAATTGCTTCTAAGAATATAGATTGCATTCCACAAAAAGGAAACCTTATTGTATTCTCTGGGCAATTGTTCGTAATAGACAAAATATGCTTTGATATAGATAAGTGTGAATATAAGCTTTATATTGTAAGAGTATGATTATTAAGCAATATATAGTAGAGTGTGATAAGTGCGGCAAGCTGATTGGTATTTATAACCATTATAAGCCAAGCTTAAAACAATTACGCAAATGCTGTGGAATTGTTATAATAAATAATAGTACGCCACGGCTAATATGTAAAGATTGTATAAAGCATGATGATAGACAGTGAAAAAGTTATAGAGCGCAAATTGGCCGAGCTTGTTAAGATAAATGGTGGCATGTGTATAAAACTGCTGTGTGACCAACTTATAGGCTTACCAGATAGAATGTGCTTATTTCCAGGCCATAAAATAGTTTTTGTGGAATTAAAAACAACTGGACGAAAGCCTAAACGCATACAGGCATATATGCACAATAAGCTTAGAGCTTTGGGCTTTAGAGTTGAAGTAATAGATACGATAAAAGGCGTTGAACAATTTATAGATAGTATAATTTATGATAAGTAACATAGTTGCATTTATAATAGGTGCTTTGTTTGGTTTAGCTTGTTTAGCTATATTTAACAGTAACAAAAGATGAAAGAAACAGATTTACATAAATACCAATTAGCTTGCGTGCAGCATATAATCGAGCATCCATTTTGCGGTGTATTTGTAGATATGGGCCTTGGCAAAACCATATCAACTCTTACTGCTATAAATTATTTGATGTTTGATTATTGTGAAGTTAATTCTGTATTAGTTATAGCTCCAAAACGAGTGGCTGAGTCAGTTTGGCAAGAAGAAGCAGAGAAATGGGAACATACAAAGCATTTGCGCTTTTCTAAGATTATAGGTACTGCTAAACAGCGAATAGCAGCTGTTATGGAAACAAAAGCTGATATTTATATCATATCAAGAGATAATGTTGCATGGCTTTGTGCTTTATATGGTGGAGGCAAATTACCTTTTGATATGGTAGTAGTCGATGAGCTTAGCAGTTTTAAGTCTTATAAGTCAGAGCGTTTTAAGGCATTACGCGGCGCAAGACCTTATCTTAAAAGGTTAGTAGGACTAACTGGTACACCCGCTCCAAATGGACTTATTGATTTGTGGCCTCAAATATATCTTATGGATAGAGGCGAGCGCCTTGAAAAGACAATATCCAGATATAGAGAAAGGTATTTTCGGCCAGGTCAAACAAATGGTCATGTCGTATATTCATACGATTTGATAAGTGACTCAGAATATCTAATACATAAGAAAATAGAGGATATTTGCATAAGCATGAAAGCCGATGATTATCTTGAAATGCCGTTTAGGACAGATAACTATATAAAGCTTAGAATGCCTGAAGCTCTAAAGAAGCAATATGATGACTTTGAAAAGAATAAAGTGCTTGACTTAATAAGTGCTACTGAAACTGTTGAGCAAGAAGACGAAAATGGCAATTCAGTATTTGTTGAAAAGCCTGTGGAAGTAAATGTAGTTAATGCTGCTGCCCTTTCAAATAAATTACTTCAATTTGCTAATGGAGCTATATACGATGAGGAAAAAAACGTGTTTCCAATTCATGATATTAAGCTTGAAGCTCTTAAAGAGATAATCGAGGATGCAAATGGCCAATCTGTGCTTGTAGCATGGACCTATCAGTTTGACAGAGATAGAATTGTTGAGTATCTTAAAAAATACAAGCCAAGAGAGCTTAAAAACAATAAAGATATTGAAGACTGGAATGCTGGCAAAATACAAGTTATGTTGGCACATCCAGCATCAGCAGGCCATGGACTTAATCTTCAAGCAGGAGGTAGCATAATAGTTTGGTTTGGGCAAACATGGAGTCTTGAATTATATCAACAGTTTAATGCTCGATTATATCGACAAGGACAGCAAAATCATGTTGTTATAAATCATTTGATATTGCAAGGCACTCATGATGAAGATGTAATCAGAGCACTTAAAGCAAAAGATAAAAAGCAAAATGCCTTAATGGATAGTATAAAAGCAAAAATTGACAAATATAAAAAATTTATGTAATATGGGACGTAATGGAAAGCAAGCTCCGGTATTTCCGGAAATGGTAAAATTTGTTAACGATAATGTTGGCAAAGTAGTAAGTTCAAAAGAAATTCTGCTCGGTAAAGAACCAGGTAGAAACTCAGAAACCGCATATCTTTATAAGTTTGTAAAACTTGGATATGTAGAACTTGTAGGCGATAATAGCTTTGTTAAAGACAAAACAGCAAGCTTTAAGGTGATAAAAGAATTTCCTAAGCATTACAATTCTGTTATGTTTATGGATGAACTGAGAGTGGCAAATGGGTATATACCAGATAATCGTAAACGTAAAGTATATTGATATGAAAGCAACAGATGTACAAATAGGTGGTAGCCATTATAAAGATATGGCTATGCAACCAATAGAGCTTATAACTGCTTTAAGATGCTCTTTTATACAAGGATGCATTATAAAATATATTAGTAGGTATAAAGCTAAAAATGGAGTGCAGGATATAAAGAAATGTATTCATTATGCTCAGTTAGCTATTCAGTTAGGAGATAAAAGAAGATGCAATGATAAAACTCTCTCTCTTAACATAAATAAGTTTATTATTAAAAATAAGCTAACGATACTTCAGCGGAGAATTATTACTCAAACTGCATATAATAACTATGAGCAAGTTATTCAATTTTGCAAAGAATTACTGCAAATAGAATATCCAGAAGAGCAATAAAATCTGGCCAAGTTAAGAAGTGTTAAGTGAGTGCATTTTTATAATGAAAAAATTTTCTATTCTTGGAGAAAATTAGTATATTTGCATATCTAAATAAAGATAATAAAATGGACAAGAAAAGAACCTTTCAGCAAATAGCCAAAGATATAAAGTCAACATGGCTTAATGTATATTTTGGCGCAGTGCCTTATTTAGAGGCAATGCTAACACTTGATACTTCAGACCCGAATGCTATGTATTTTTATAATACTGCAGGAGATATTGTTAGATACTTCTTGGCAAATGCACAAACATTTAGAGGTGCTGATGCAAAAAGATTAAAAGCAGAACTAAAATCGATGCTGTAATGGATGAGATACTTAAACTGTTAAAAGAGAATAACGAAATGCTTAAGGAAATACTGGTTTTCTTTAGGTATTTCCAAGAAAATGACGATATGAGGCAGTTTAGTATAAACGTTGCAGCAGACCTTTTTGTGGAAATGCTTGAGAATAATCCAGAGTTAAAAGATAAAATAATAAATAGTTTCAAAGCATGAGTAACATTTTGAAAAAAGCAGACCAAATCGTAAATGAACGCTCAGAGGAAAAAGAGCGTCAATATGGGCCATTCCAGGCATCAATGAAAAGAGCAGCAGCTCTCTATAATTTGATGTCGCCTAAAGACCAGCAAATAACAACTGTTGGTATGTATAGAGCTATGATAGCTCTTAAGTTATCACGTGAGGCTTATGCGCACAAAGAGGATAATCTTCTTGATGCGATTGCTTATATGGGCTCTATGAATGACTACTTAGAAGAACATAAAGAAATTTTTAATGACAAATAACCATGAAGCAGTTTATTAAAAATTTTTTAATAGGTTTATGCCTTGCACCTATAGCAATAGTGATAGCATGTGTAATGATTTCGCCTATATTTATTATGATGTATGTGCATAGTGAATGTATACAAGGGCTACTACTGTTAGTATATATGGCTTTATTATTTGCCGCCATTGTGTCGACTATTAACAAACTATCAAAAAAAAATAATAAAGAACTTAGAGATAAAATTAAAAATAATTATGGCAAAAGTGTATAACACAACAGACCTCAGACCTGACCAGGCCTTTGAGCGTCATGTATTTCACAGAGACCGATTTGCGCATTATCTACGATGGACTCATATCTTGAAAGAAGCCAAGATTGGCGAGTCCATTGTTGATTTTGGCTGTGGAGCTGCTAACTTGCTTGAGGTATTATACCGAAACAAATTTAAGCAGAAAGAATATATCGGTATCGATATTCGCGAAAAAACAATTCAAGAAGCATCTGAGAAGTATGCCAATGTACCTTGGGCTCATTTCTATGTTGCTGACCTTGTTAAAAACTACATGGATTTCAGCAAGTTTAATGCTGACAAAGTCTGCGCTTTTGAAGTACTCGAGCATGTTGGTAAACAGAATGCAGATGCATTTTTGGAGAACTTTAAGGCTTGTGGCAATAATAATGCTACTTATTACCTTTCAACTCCAAACTATGACCCATCTGTAGGAGCAGCTGGTAATCATACTTATGACTCAGGCGATGGCCGTGGAGTTGATGTGCAAGAGTTTGACCATTGGGAGCTTGAAGGCATATTGCTGAAACATTTCAACATAGTAAAGAAGTTCGGTACATTTGCTTCGGCTAAAGACTATAAGCCACTGATGAATGATTGGCAGCAGAAAATGTTTGATGCTCTTAAAGAGTATTATGACTCAAACCTCATTGCCAATATAATGGCTCCTATGTTCCCGGATGCTTCACGTAATACTCTTTGGGTATTAAAGCGTAAGCCTGGAGATGTAAAAGTTGCTCCTAAAGCCACTGAGCAACCAAGTTTATTCGATGACGATTTAATGTAATAAGATATGAAAAGTTTAATTTCAGTAACTCCAAGAGAGTTTAAGCGCAACTTCAATGAAGTAATGGAAATGTGCACAGATATGTGCATGACAACCAATCAGGAGATTATTATCGCTGTTCCTACGAGCAGAAAGTCAAATACTCATGCAGAAATAGCTAAGCTCGTTCCTGTAGAAAATGGCAGAGGTATTAAGTATGAGTACAATAAAGAACTTATGGATAAGCATGGCATTAATGCTTCTAATCCTAAGCTTTCAAAAATTGGAGCTATCATGGCTGATGCTTTTGAAAAAGAAGGAGTTTACAGTCTTATAAGTCCAGAAGTTGAACATAGACTTGCTAGAGCTGTAGAAACAGCAGCTAAGGAACTTGTTAAAATGATGTAGTCATGAAATTTGCAAAAATAAGAAATGTAAAGTCCCCTGTTCGTGGGACTGGTAAAGCAGCAGGAATTGATTTTTTCGTTCCTAACTTTGGCAGTAACAAAGGCTTTATTGTAAATCCAGGAACTGATGTTTTGATACCATCAGGTATTAAGATGGAAATTCCAGAAGGATATATGCTTATGGCAGCTGATAAATCAGGAGTTGTAACTTCTAAATGGGCTTGCCTTGGAGCTGGTAGAACACCGAAAGCAGAAGCATTTGAAAGCATCGTTATCCTCGGAGCTAAGATTGTAGATGAAGATTACCAAGGTGAAATTCATATACATGTTGTTAATGTCGGTAAAGCCAAGGTCCACATTAAGCCAGGTATGAAAATAGCACAATTTATTCTTGTGCCTGTATCGTATGAAGGCCTTGAAGAAGTTTCTGAGTCAGAGCTTTTCAGCCGTTCATCCGAGCGTGGTGATGGAGCACTCGGGTCTACTGGGTCATACTAAGGATTGATTTTCACATTATTCTCGCGCGCAATATCGCGCTTTAAGTACATGAATGATTGAATAATAATGGAATAATAGGCATGCTCTAGAACGCGCGAGAATATATAAACTTTAAGCACATGAAACAGCTCAAGAAGAAAACAGTTGAAATTCCACAAGTCATTTATACAGACCAATTTCTTAGATTTGTGGCTGTTTATGCCAACAGGTTTAAGGCTACAAATGGGTATGGCAGATGGCTTGCTGAATATAGGCAAATGGATGAGCATGGATGGTTTAAGCCAGAAAAGTTGAGAGAGCTTTATATCGATACATTAAAAGATACAAGCACTTTGTCTTATATATACTGGGATGCAGTACACTATATTTGTATACAAGCCCTTGATGCTACCAAAGCTTTTGTATCAGCTAATTCATTTGAAATAAGAGTAATTACTGGCGAAATAGCATTTGACGATAACGACGAAGAACTTACAGGCTTATCTATGGAAGAAGCAATAAGTATTTGCAATGCCATGAATGAGGAAGCTGAAGAATTGTTGTTTAGAGTTTATAACAGTAACACTAATAAGTTGATAGCATGACAGACAAAGAAAAAATAGCAGATGCTGCGAATAATGTGGAGAATAAATATATAAAAAATATACCTGAAAACTTTTGGTTTCTCAGATTTTTAGACCAATATATGCTACTATATCATAGAGATTTTTTTGAGCACTTGCATCAAAAGCGCTTAGTACTAGACAACAAAATTCCTTTTCCAATATCTACTTGGGAGCGCTCATACCGGTATAAGGGTTATGGCTATAACCTCTGTAGAGAATCAAAGAAAAAGTTACTTGGCGCTATTAGAAATACAACACCTAAAGATGATGAGTTATCGATGTATAATATAGGAGGATGGGATTAGTATGGGAAAAATGCAATACGGAGTATTTGACTCAGTAGGTAAATTGCTAAGATACTTTAATACCTACAAACAAGCTGAGACTTTTAAAATATCTCGGCAAAGATACGATTGGAGTGTTAAACAAATTTGGGTAAAATAGTTATGAATATAGCTTATAAAAATGCAACAGAAGCCTTTGAGGATTTATATGGTTTTATTATAGGTCAAGGCCTATACACTAATGTTGGAACAAAGGCTGTATACAATGTAGGTTTTTACATACTCAATCCTGAGCAAAGAATAATAACTACAGAGTGGCGTAAGTTTAGTGAGAAATATGCCGAACGCGAATATGCCTGGTATATGTCTGGAGATAGGAGTGTAGCTGAAATTAAAAAGCATGCTCCTATATGGGATAAAATGCATGGAGGCGATAACATAGTCAATTCAAATTATGGTTGGCAGTGGACACGCAATGGCCAATTGGCAAAGTGCATTGAACAGCTTAAAGAGAATAAAGATACTCGTCAAGCTTGGTTTACTATATTTGATGGCAAAGAAAAAGATGACTATAAGTATGATACACCTTGTACGTTATCAGTCGGATTTGATATTAAGCCTCAAATAGGAACTCTTGATATGTGCGTAACTATGCGAAGCAATGATTTGGTTTATGGTTTTTGCAATGACCAATATTGCTGGACAAAACTTCAACAATTAGTCGCAGATGAGCTCGGTGTGCCAATAGGCACTTATTACCATTTTGCTCATGATTTGCATATATATAAGAGACACTTTGATATGCAAGAAAAGTATTATAAACAACAACTTAAAAACTTATAAAAAATGAAGCTGGAAGATTTGAAAGTTATTGATATTATTCAAATGCCTCAGTTTGAAAAGCATATTGAGGCTTTGATTAAGGACTTGTACTTAACTCGTACGAAGATTATGAATGAACATCCAGGTGTTCAATTCAAAAGAGGCCCCATTGAAAGATTACAGGAGAAAAAGGTATTTGGACCTAAAGCTCTTGCTGCTCTTTACGCGAAAGTAGTCGATAAGACTATAAATGCAAGCGAATATCCTTCTACACTTAGAACTTTTATTAAAGGAATAGGTGACGAAGCTTTTCATAGGACTTATGTTGAATTAAAGCAAGCAGAAGAGGGAGAAAAAGTAAAAACAATAATGGCTAAAAAGGAAGAAGATGAAAAAGGTGCTTAAATTTTTATGGAGACGTGTAGGTATACTTTATTTCCCTATATATCTATTAGCATGGGTATTGCATAAAATAGCAAGACTCACACTTGCAATCGCATACTTTGGATTGCTTAACAAGCGAGCTGGAAAAGATATAATCAAGTCATTATTTAAGTGGCATGGAAGATATTAAGCAATATGGAGACTTAACCGAAAAGGAACTCTTTGAATTTCTCGATGAAATTAAAAGCGATGATGAGGATATTCAAGAGGCTCAAGCTGAGGCAATTGAAAAAATTACCTTGGAAGAAGAGCATGTTGAATTATCTGAAGAAGAGCAGGAAAACAGAGAGATTGAAGCTAGATATGGAGATAAAATGCCATGGACAGGCTTGGGTCCAAACAATTGCCAAGGTGTAAAACTGTTTGGACCTGAGGGACAGCGCAGAGCTGCAATGGCTAGCATAGAAGCTAAAAGGAAAAAGTCTCAACGACTTAAAGAAGATAGAATACGTATTCAGCGTGAAGCTTTCAGGCAAGAATATATACGCCTGAGTGACCCTATAGGAAATGAAAGGATTAAGCTGTTAGTTTCATCACTTGTTAAAGAACACACAAGAATGGTTGATAAATACTCAACTTATATAAACAAGCGATTAACTACTTTACTTAATCCTTTTATTCCACGTAGGTTAAGAATATGTAAAAGCTTATATCCTGACTCAATTCGTCCATGTCCTGGCTTTTTATATAAGGCGAGTGAGGAATATGGTGCTGGATTAACTTTCTGGGCAATGCCGAATATCCCATATTACTTTGCTCAAAATACAGAGCAGAAAGTTCTTATGGAGCATAAATCACCATTCTTGGTAAATGTGGACCAGTCCATAAAGTTCTATCATGAGCATCTTAAAAAAAGAGCAGACAAAGAGCTTAAATATGCTTCTTTAATATACCAAAAAGGCGTATATTCATACTTTGACCTGTTAAGGCTTAATCCATTTTGGTATGAAGTTCTATATAACGATTTGCAAAACAAAATTAAAGAAATGGTATGAAAAGTAATAACACTAAATTAGCATTGCCAAGAATTTTAATCTATCAAGATGAAGACTGTAAAATCCTGGTAGATTATCTGGTGTATAACGGCTTTCAAGTAATAACCTCAACTGAGAATGATATACTAATCAAAATCAGAGAAAAGAATTATGACTTATGCATATTAAGCCATTATAAAACAACAGATGCCTCTATGAGGCTAAAGCCATTAAAATTTTTGCGCAAATCAGATGATAAAATACCGGTAATAATGGTATCGGATAAGGCCCGATATGAGTATGTTATTGAAGCATTTGATGAAGGCGCAGATGATTATGTTATAAGGCCATATAACATTGAGGAGCTTATAAGAAGAATAAAAGCCGTTCTAAAAAGATGTGGCGTGCGAGTAAGAAGTATAGAGCCATCTTACGAGATAGGCGATTACCTGTTTAATACAGTAGATAAAATTCTTACTATAGGCAGTGTAAAAACACAGCTTACTAATAAACAAAGTCAAGTTCTTGCTTTACTATGTGCTTATAAAAATGAAACATTACCTAAGAAAATACTTATGCAGCAAGTATGGACTGATGATAACTACTTTAATAAACGTAGCTTAGATGTCCATATGTGCACGCTGCGAAATATGCTTAAAATGGATAACCGAGTAGCTATAGAAACCATACGAGGAGTCGGTTATTCTCTCGTTATAGAAGAAGATGAAAGCTTAATGTAAAAAAGGCAGACTACTTTTCTGTAGTCTGCCTTATATTTCTCTCGTTCACTTGTTAAGCTATGCGCTTCTTGAAATTCTTCAAAAAATACAAACTCATTTTTCCTGTCGCAAAATCCTCATCTTGATTGCCTGTATGAAAACACTTAAGGCCATATTTATTGGTATAAACCTTAAAATCACCGCGTAATTCTCTCGTTCCAGTTTGGTTATTAAACCACCACACTCTAATATGATTTGCATCAAGCCATTTTATTTGCTGCTGAATATATTTGGTAAGGTCCTCATATTCATCATAATCGGCTTGGTCTTCAACATACGGAACAAAAGTACATTCTATAAGGTCTGAGTCATCAACTGCTTTCCAATCATCTTCTATATAAAAATTATTGGAAAACATTTCAGATACCTCATTGGCTTCTTCCAAATTGTCTTCGTCTAATGGCTCTTCACCATAATACAAAAAGCAAAAAGCATCATTTGATATTTGCAAAGTCTGCTTTTTGCTGTAATCTAAAACAAAATTGCTCATTTATTCTCCCGTTCTATAGTTTCACGATATTTCTTCTCAAGCTCCGCTATTTCATCTAAAGCAGCTTGAGACTGAACTAATTGAACAGCGATTGGCAGTTCATTTTCTTCTTGCATTGCTTGAACTGACTGAGAGCCATCAAGCAAATTCTCTTGCTGTACCTCTTGGGTATTCTCTTGTTCATTTATTTCCATATTGCAATTATTTATTTTTGTTCAACATTTCTCTCGTTGGGCCTTGTGATATTCTCCTGTCCAATTGTGGCGGATATTCTCTCGGCCATTTCTTCTGTTAACTGCTGTACCACACTCGGGGTCCAACGTGGACAATTGCTGCATAGTCCACTATGCACACGAGCTGTACAGCTTGTACACTCAGGCATAAGCTGTTTAATCATAATGGCCATGCGGCTTTTATGTGTTCTAGTGTGTAACATTTTTTAACAGTTTTACTTTTGTTCTTTTATAAGCTAAAGTACAAAATAATCTTGATATAAATCACTGTTTTACAGACTTTAACATAAAAATTTTTCACTGGGTTATTGCCGCTTTAATATAAAAATATAAAGCTCTAAATACCTCGAAAATATATGAAATTTCATTATTCTCGTTCATTCTCTCCTCATTTCTTTTTATAGATTTAGTTTACTATTATTCTCAAATAAAAGTGTCCTAGAAGCCAAGAAAATGAGTCAACTTTTTAGCCATAAATTTAACAGCTATTTATATAACTGCTTGGTGGCTTAAAGCTCAAGAAAGTCCATGCCTCAATTCATATTATAGGCTTTATAAAAACATATTGATAGATACACTTCTTTTGACCTCTGTCGCGTCAAATTGAGTTAACCCATATTATAGTACACCTAAAGCCTAAAAGTGTCCTAGAACGCGAAAGAAGCATGTTTCTATGAGTTTACATATTTTAACATAAATCGCAATAATACAAAAATAGCCGCATACTTAGATATGCAGCAAAAAAAGAGCCGCCTCTTTCGAGACGGCTCCATGGGAGAAACGGTATCAGGTGGCTGTGTTATGCAAGTGATTCCTCTTCGGCTGTAGTCTCAGCAGGAGCTTCGGCAGTTTCTCCATTTGCCTGACCGGCAAAATATTCATCCAGCTCCTTCTTTGCATCCTCGAGCTGCTTCTTTTTGGCTTCCAGCTCTTCCTGAGCTTTCTGCAGCTTCTCCTCTGCCTTCTTCACATTCTCTTCGCAGCGAATTACGCGGTCCTGAGGAGTAAGCGGAGTGCGGGTTGCCGCTGCCTCACGGCGCTCCAAATACTTGGCATTGAGCTGTGCGCCTTCTTCGTCGAACTCTTCGGCAATCTTAATGCCCCCGGCTTTCACAACCTTGTGCATAGTCTTCGTTGCAAGCGGATTGCCTTCGATAGGAGTCGGAACTGAAATGCGGTAGAGCAAGCGCTGAGCTCGTTTGTCAGGCACGATTGCCACGATACGGCCGATTACCATTTCAATGTGCTCTTCGCCGTTTTCATCTGTAGTACGGTATTTCTCAAATTCTACCGTTTTACCTACGTTGCCGATAACTTCGTTAACCTCTTCGGCAATTGCTTCCGGTGTCCATTCAATTTTGTCTGCCGGGTCTTTTGCTTTGCTAGCGCGGGCTTTTTTCTCCGGCTCAACAACTTCGTCCAGAATACGAACAAGATTGCTGCCATGTACCTTAACGATGCGGCGCCCGTCGTCTGTCTTGATTGCATAGAGCACCCTATTGCTGCGCTTCTCTTCAATCACTCCGGCGATATAGCCGTCAACCCATTCCGCGGTGTTGAAAGGAACTGCCTGACAACGGTGGTTAACATTCTTCTTCAGCTCTTCGGCCAGTGCGTGACGCTCCTCGTCGGTCATCTTCGGCTTTTTCTCCTGAGTTGCCTTGCTACTATTGTAAAGCGGGTTGAGTCCGCCATTCTCTTCAGCTGCCTTGATAGCTGCTTCTTCCTCAGGGCTAAGCTGAGTTTCTTCTTCACTTGCAGGAGCGGCAGGAGTCTCTTCTGCGGTTGCCTCAGGAGCTGCAGGAGCAGCGGGGGCCTGAGCTTGTTCACGAGCTGCGAGTACGGCCTCGATAGCCTTCTTGTCTTCATCACTTGCTGTTGCCAAAAGAGCGTTCAGCTTCTTCGTTGTCATCTGTGAAAATTTCTTTGTTGCCATAATACTGTAAATTTTGAATTGTTATTAAAATGTTATTGTTTAATTTTGATATTGCAAATATACTATGTTTTTTTGAATTATTGAGCCGCTTTGGGAACTTTTTTCCAAGTTTTATGTTAAAAAATATCAATTGAGTTTCTTAAACGGCCCTAAGAGTCCGAGAGTACTTATATTATATCCCTCCTTGCCAAAGAATTTGAGTGCCATATTAGCCAATCTTGATAGGCTCAAAGCTTCTGAAGACGCTACTACAGTAAGCGCATAATCTGTTTCTTTAGATACTATTGCACAATCCGAAATGGCTTCCATGAAGCCGTCTAAGGCATCATAGTTATTATAAGCTTCAAGCCTATAAACTGTTACAAACATTTCTTGTTTTGCCATATCATTAAAGACGTTAAAATTAAACCTGTTATTGCTAAAGTTATATGCAGTACTTGCCAATCTGGTTGACCTTCTGCAATGCCTGTCATACCTATTAATAATAAAGTAAGACCTGTTTTGAAATTACGTTTTGCTGTATTCATATCATTAATTTTGAATTGCGCCGCTGTAGGTGTCGCTCCTAAACCGTTTCTATCCGCAGCGGCTAAGATTATTCATATTTTTGTGTTACACCAAAAGCACAAAGCTGTCTTAATACGATATACTTGCGCTTTTTAGTTTTGCACATTAAAGCTGCATATTCTCTGGCGTCTGCCTCATCATCAAACTGTTCAACAATTATAGGTTTGAAAATGTTTTCTGCGTCATACGCACTTGCTACAAAATAAACTACTTTTGTTTCCATATTCTTATTATTTATTAAGTTGTTTTTATTATAGTGGCTGTCACCATATCTTTTTAAGTATATGCAAATATACTACTTATATATTTATCTGATTACTGTTTTAAGAACTTTTTTCGTTAAATAATGTTGGTTATTTTACGCCCATTCTTGCTGCCGTGTTAGTATATTCTTAGAAATTTGTGCAAATATAGTCTCTTGCCGTATTTTACAATATACGCATAGCCATTTCTCTTGCTGTAGCGTATCTCTTGCCAACGGCCTCTCGTGACCTCTGGGTCCCTTACTGTGAACATAATTGTGCTCACATACCTTGCTGCATCGCCTGAGTGGCTTATTTGTATCTCAATGCACTCGGCTCCGTCATGCAAAACTCCTGTTCTCTTGAACTGCGATTTGTTATTTTCCATTGCTGTTCTCTTGTTTTAGTTCAATACTTATGAGGTTTAAACTGCCGTAAACTATGCCTTTTGTATACCGCTCGGCTTGTCTCTCGGCTGCTTTATGCGACACGGCTTGAAATTCCTTTGTCGTATAATAACCGCCGTTCTTCAATTGCGGATTGCTACGCCAGAATGTAGCTGTATAAGTTCTCTTGCTCTGTGCCATATTATATATCTTTTAAGTTATATGCAAATGTACTACTTTTATTTGAATTAATATACTGCTTTGGTACTTTTTTATGTTACTTTTTGTTAACTGCTTCTATGTATTGTTTCACCCGGCCAAATCTTACGCCAAAGCTAAAGTAACAACTCTCGGCATATACTTTGGCCTTTGCTGTTCTCGGCCAATCACGCTTGCGATTGTGCAGCTTCATTCTCTCGAGCTCTTTGTCTGTCAGGAGCTCGCCTGCTGGGCATATATCATTCTCCTGCAGCACCACGTTGTGCATGTAAGTTCTCTTGTTCATAATTCTACAGTTTTAATTGTTATATAATGGTGCCCTCCAGCAGAGTCGAACTGCTGCCTCCTGTTGGGAGTTCTCCCGAGAGAGCTGGGCGGCTATCCTTATCGAATATTTATGCCGTTCTCGTCTACTGTAATTACCTCAACCAGCATTGCCTTGCCAGGTATTTTTCTTGTCTCGGTAATTTTCTTGCCGTCCTCTTCGCGCTCTACTGTCTCCTTTTTCGGTTTGTCCTCTTTGTAGATGCAGTACGTATGGCCGTAATAACCGCTCAGGTCATTTCTTTTGTCGGCCTCTTTAAGGCATTCCAAAATATTTTTTTCGGCATAATAATGGCATTCGCTGGCAAACATTCTCTCGCCGGTTACAGCACAGCTGTCAATACGGATTTCTCCCGCGTTAATTTTCTCGTTGTCCAGAACTGTCAGGACGAAACGATAATTTCTGCTAATTTTCATTATTGCTATATTTTAATTATTCATATTATTTCCGTTTTATTTATATTGCTAATATACCAATTTTATTTTAACCGAATAAATTTATTTGGTTAATAAATATTGGATATTTGTTAATAACCGTTAAATAAATTATTATATATATCCGGCTTATTTTCGATATGCTAATATAATAATAATTTTATCGGCTATAAAATTTATATATTAAAAAAGCGTTAAAAAACCTGGATATGGATATTAAAAAATGTCGGTTATATAACCTGTAAAATAAATAACCCATAAAAATTTTACGGATTAAACCGTATTAAATTTCCTGGCTGTTTCGTTAATAAGCTGAAAATAATAATTTTATACCTATAAGCTAATAAAATAATTGGAACCTGAAAATATATTTAGTCAGGAGGTGTTAAACTTTCGTTAAACCATAATTAACGAATTAGGCTATGAGCCTTAATGCTTCTTAACGAATTAAACCATAATTAACGAATTAGGCTCATAGCCTTAATGCTTCTTAACGAATTAAACCATAATTAACGAATTAAACCATAATTAACGAATTAGGCTGTCAGGCTTAACGCTTTTTAACCAAATAAATTTTTATATTTCGAGAATTTTGTCTGGGTGGAAATTAGGCCTCTGCCGCAGTGCCTGGGTGGAAATTAGGCCCCTGCCGCAGTGCCTGTGCCCCTTATATATAGTATATAGAGCCATGTCCATAGGCAGAAAAATTTTTTGGCTTCAAATCATTCTCGCAAATTGCCACCAAATCATAATATAAGTATGAGCA